CTAATAATACATTAACTTCTCAAGCGGCAGATCTTACTACTCAAGTTAGTACTCTTGAAGCAGAAGTATCTACCCTGACCACGTCAAACTCGACGTTATCGTCTAATACCACAGTAAATTTAAATACTATTGCTGGTCTTAACAGTGACGTTTCAAGTTTAACGACCCAAGTAGCTAGCCTAACAGCTGAAATTGCTACATTGGATGCTGAAATCGTAACTTTAAATACTGCGATAACAAATTCAGCTAGCTTAACTAGTCAAGTTGCATCACTTACTTCAAGTGTAGCTTCATTAACTACTCAGGTTGCTACGTTAGAAGCACAAGCAAATGCATTAGAGGCAGAAATTTTGATCTTTAAAGACTTTAAAACTTTAAGAGATAAATTAAATTTTATGGTAGCAGCAACAATTACAGATGCTAACCTTAATACTGCGGTTGATAATGTATCAGTAGGTTTAACTACTTCTAGTCTTACGTCTACTACACTGAAAGGATTGATAACAGATGAATCAAATTGGATTTTTAATAATGCAATTAAGTCAGGTACTGTATCAATGACTGCATCAGCTACTACGTTTTATGATAACTCTACTGATACTAACGTAGTAAACTTCAGAAACTTAGTTACTGAAATGACAACAGCTTGGAATGCATTAAAAGAGACTCAGTTTATTTTATGGTGGATCGAATTCATTAAGGAGTACGAAAACCTGTAAAAAAGGAATTGGGGGGTGAGCTCTCATCGACGAAGTCGCCACGCGCGAATTGAATTAACCCTTCCGGAAACGGTGGGGTTTTTTTATTGGGAAATAGTTCGTATATTAAATTAATATTAAGGGAAGTTCAAGAGAACATTAAGAACTACCTATTTATTAATATAAAGGATAACTTAAAAACCCAAAAGATATGAAAAAACTAATGATTTCATTGGGTGTCCTAGCATTTACTGCATGTGCACCCACGGCACAACTCGTCTACGAAAAAGGTAATACCACAAGAGAGGCGCTAATCTACGAAGACCGTGTAGTAGTAGTAACAAAAACTACAGTTACTAAAGAACAATTTGAAGAGGCAATGGAAAAGCGTAAGTCCGTTGCAACAAATAACAAACTTAATTAAATAAAGAAGAGGGTGGATAACCCTCTTTTTTTTCTTATATTTATAGTAAATAAGATATAATATGGTTATAGAAGAAGTAGATCCATCTTCGGGTCGTCATGAAATCACGCTTTCAAACAGTTCATTTAATCCATTTCCATTTGATGAATCGTTTCATACTGAGATTGTAGATAAGTTTGAAGATGGGGAGGAACACTTTAAAGAAATCGTACAGTCGATAGATACTGTATTAGATGACTGGCCTGAGAGACCTAATATAGGTGATGTAAAAAAAAGATACGAAACAGTATCTAAATGTAATTTATTTTTTCATAAAGATTTTGATCAAGTAATAGGTTGGGGTTGGTTTTCAACCGTATTTACTTACGATTGGGTAAATGAATCAAATCCTCTGCCTACAGATAATTCAGTATATTGGGGAGGAACTTATATACGTAAAGAGTTAGGTATACCAAAAACTACAGGGCTACAAATGTATAATCACGGTTTTAGAAAGTTTCTCAGTTTATATGAAACTATGTACGGGTATACTGATGATTGGAATAAAGCTCCTATAAAAATATGCGATAAGTTAGGATGTATTCCATTTAAATTTATTAAATAATAAGGTGGTATTTACTTTCTACTACAAAGAACAGCAAAGTGTGATAAGTTGGCATAAAGAAAAGTTGACTGAAAAACAATTTACTTTTGATCATATACCTACTCTGTATAAAAAATCTCACGAGTCATTCGAAAAGTACCATGAAATTAATGTTCTAGAAAATTTAGATGTAGATTTTACTTATCAAGATGATTATAAGTTAAAAATGATCGAAATGCATCCTGACAGTATAATAACTGATTCAGATATCGTTTTACATAGGAAGCTTTATATTCCTTCTGGCTATGATGTTTATGTAGATAGAAACCATTTTCAGGTTAAAGTTAAACCTTTCTATAAAACTCTACTTAAAAGATATAAAAATATTCCCGTAAAGAATTTTTTACAGACCAATCATCATCCCAATATAGGCTTTTTATATTTTACAAACATAGAACTTAAAGAAAGATTTATAGAGTTATATGAAGAGATTAAACAATGGACTACTAATAATTTAAAATTTGATCCTTCAAATTCAACTATAATAGCTCAGCAAAATTTAGGATACCTTATTAATGAGTATAACTATAAGCCCTGCTATCTTAATAACATTAACGGTAACAGTTATACCCATTACATTGGGGATATAAAATATAAAAAGAATTTTAAACCTTTAGAAAAAACTATACTATAAGTTTGTAAGTATAGAATATTTTCTTATATTTACTTATGGATGTAATTCAATACGGTGGTCTTCTTAACGAGTCATTTTGTAATCTTATAATTGAAAAAGGAAAATCTAAATTAGAAAAAGCTTCTGTAGTAGGAGATGATAAAGGAAATAGAATTGCAGAAAATTGCTGGTTAACAGTAGAAGAAGTACCAGAACTAAAAATGTTAAAGAAATGGATTGCCGGGACTACTAATACTCCTATTGAAAATCAGGAAAATGGTAATGTAGTTAAGTATGAAGTAGGAGGAAAGTATGAACTTCATTTTGACTATTTTGATAGTAATGTTCCTATTCAACTTGAAGAATTTAAAAATGGTGGTAATAGAGTATGGTCATTTTTAGTTTATTTAAATGAAGGTTATAAAGGAGGTGAAACTTACTTTCCTGAGCATGATTTAAATGTTAAACCTGAGGTAGGTAAAGGAGTATTATGGAGAAATACTATCGATGGTAAACCTATAAAAGAGGCTATTCATGCTGGTAATCCTGTTATTGAAGGGACTAAATGGATTTATATTACATGGATAAGAGAAACTAAGTATATTAATTTAAATTTTTAAAAGGTTATGAGTGATTCAGTAAAAAAATATTTTGAGTTAGTAGAAGAAGGTAAAATAAAAGATGCTTTACGCCCTAATGATTATTTATCATGGAAATTAGATTCTCTTATGGATAACGATAAAGTAACTAAAGAAGCATATACGATTCTTACAAAGTATAATGAGGCAGCAATTTTAAAAGCAGCTGACATACTAAAAAAACCCAAAAAAGATTAGGATAACTTAATATTAATTCATATATTAATAATATGCATACACCCTATAACCCTATTCATTCAGTTAAATGGTTGGAGAAATATCTTAAAACCAATTACTATAAAAAGAAGTACGATAGATTTATGTGGTGGAGATCTTTTACTCCTAAAAGCCCACCTTTAGGTAAAAATCATTCTTTACGTGATAAAATAGCTAATGGTGATTTTGATATAGGTCCTTTCGTATATGAAATAGAATTAGTAGAGCATAAACTTAACGAAAGGTATATAAGATTATTTGACGACCCTGGAAGATTGAGAGCAGAAGAACAAATGGATAAAGCTCGTCATAAACGTCTTCAACAGGATAGAGATAAAGATGAAGCAAGAAAATTGCAAGAGCTTAGAAAAGCATTTCAGAATGAATTTCGAATGACTGGAGAGCAATATGATAAAGAAGTAGTAAAGTATACAGGTCCTGACCTTTTAAACTTTTATTTTAGGATGGAAGACAAATATAATCAAGGATCTGTTAGGCTAAGACCGGTGCCTAAATTCCGGTGATATTTATTTAATATAGATTAACGTTAATTAAACAAATTTTACATGAAAACAATTTTAATTATTGTACTGGTTTTAGCATTAGTTGCAGGAGCAGTATATGTAGGTACTAAGTTTTTTGGACTTACTAAAGATGAAGACAAGGATGGTATTCCCGACGTTGTTGAGGACACTGCCAAAGAAGTCAAACGAAGAGCTAAAAGAGTAAAAGAAGAGCTCGGAGATATCGCAGATGCTGCTAAAGATGTTATAGATCAAGCAGGTGATTTAGGAGAAGCTGTTAAAGGTAAACCCAGAAAAGGCAGAAAACCAAGAGCCAAAAAGGCTTCTAAGTAATGCAGGGAAACCCAAATGTCGACTTATCTCAAACAACTTCAGTCGTATGTGAAGAATGTAAAGGAACATACTTTGAACAAGCCCTCGTACTTAGGAGAGTCTCGTCCATTCTTACCGGAACAGGTAAGCCAGGGTTTGTTCCCATCCCAGTCTTTAAATGTGTTGCCTGCGGGCACGTCAACGGAGAATTTATCCCAAAGGAACTTCAATCTCTTGACTGATACCTACTCCGGAACACACGATTACGAATAGCGGGGTCCAAGTGACCCCGTTTTTTTTGACTATTTATTAAATGCAATTGCCAAAGTTCGGACAGTTTTCTTATGTCTAATTAAACTTAAAACACATGAACATTTTGGAAACCGTTAGCTCTTGGGCTAACAAACTCACGGAGGTGGGAGTAAGTATCGTTGCATTAGGAGTAGTATTAGAAGTATTATTCAAAGGAGCAACAATACCATTCTGGCCTGAAGTTTCAGTCATTGACAACGTTATGGGAATAATTAGTTCCCTTAGTAATGAAGGCCTTTTAGGGCTGGTCGGTGCCTTTGTACTTTATCATATTTTAAAGAATAAAGCCATCAATTAATCAAAGGGGCCTTCGGGCCCTTTTTTTTCGAAGATAATCAATATTTATTAGTATATGAAAGCGTTACTATTCTGTTTAAGTTTTTTATTAACCTACGTAATACTGGGGTAGCTCTTACTATCTTTTCTGCTAGAATTTAAGCTATTTATAATAAACTATTACCCTATGAAAAAATTAATAATATTAGTTGTACTTTTTATAACAAGCTCTGCAAATGCACAGTTTTTTGAAAACTTCTATAAAGACTTTTTAAAGTATAGTACTTTTTATGTTGCAGGAGATATAACTAACGCATACGAGAATACTAGAAAAGACTACTTCGTAGCAAGACCAGACGATGGTGACATATATGCTATACCAAGAGTAATCGATGTAACTGAATATTATGACTATGATTATAGAATAGGATTTGGTATTAGAAAGTTAGGTAGATACGATTACGAAATTAAACCAGGAAACTTCTGGACTGGTAATAATCAAATAGAAAAACAAACAGCTTTAATAGGACCTGAATCAGCTGTAAAAGGATTCGAGTATTTAATACATTGGGAAAAACAAAGACTAAGAGATGAAGTATTTACTAATCATAGATACTTTTTAAGACACACAGGTAAATATCATATTGCTAAAATAGAATCAAGAGAACAAGGTAATGTAGGATTTGAATACCAATCAGCTGAATTAAGAGGTAGAATAGGTATAGGAAAAAAATTCTCTTTATCAGCAGGAGTAATAGCTAGAACACATCAAACAGCTTATGGATATAATCCTATAGAGATTTTCTTAAATGAAACTGAAATGATAGAGGATGAGCAAGGCGGTCTAATGGAAGTCCCAGCAAATCCGTGGTACACGCTAGGATATGAATATGGTTATACTGACCATGCTACAACTTATACAGATGTAGAAACTGAAGAAGAGAGATTTGATTGGATTTGGAAAGATGAAGACGGAACAGTAGTTGCATATTCAGACGTAGACTTTAGAAATGGAGTATTTGGAGAGTTAATGAATAGATATAATAATGAGATATGGGATGAAATACCAGGCTTTAACGTTATATCCCCGATAATAGGATTTGATTTTTACCATTATAAAAGTAACTTCTGGTTTCATGCTTATGGAAATTACCTACCAGGGTTCCATAAATACGTTGGAGGGGATGAAGACTTTAGTTATTTAAATAGAGATAATTGGGGCAAGGGTGGATTGAGACAAGATTCTGAACCACTACAGTGGGAGGATTATCAATTTGGAGCTAATATTGGTTGGAAAATAGGTAAAAGTTTAGGAATATTTGCTGAAGGAGAATATACTAAGTTTTGGGATACTAAAATATTTAATACTTCCTTCGGAATAAACTATACATTTAGATAATGAAAAATATACTTTTAACAATAAGTTGTATTATATTAATTTTAAGTTGTAGTAAAGACGAACAGGTTGAGACTTTAGTACCGGTATTTGAAATTGCTTTAGATGGAGAATCTTTTGATCCTTATGAAAGGTATTCTGTAATTAGCACATTCGGTGGTACAAAAGAAGAAAATGGTACAATAAAAAAAATATTTATACTTTACTTACAGATTGATGACGGTAATCCAAGATTAGACCGACAACATTTCGCAATGTACTTATTAGATACAGATGCTAATGATGATGAATTTTTATTAGATACTGGAGTTTATACTTGGCAAAATCCTGACAATAAGTATGCTGGAGTAGAAATACCTGGTCCTGACGATTATATTATATGGAATGAAATACATGTCCAAGATGCTGGACAATTAGGAGGAGTACATTCAGGACTTATATGTTTAACAGCTGTAGGAGAATTTTATAATCCATATATACAGAGGACTATGACTGTAGACCTTAAATTAGAAAATATAGAAATAGGATTAGATATTAATGCTACTCCTTATGGCTACTTATTAGATTAATAAAAAACACTAACAAATAATAAAAAATGGCAAACACTGATCAAACTATAGAAAACCTAACAGCACAAATTCAATCTTTACAGAACGAATTAAAAGAGGTAAAAAGATGCCAGTGCAGTTCTGAATCAACTAATTTGCAAGAAAATAAATCATCAGATTGTTAAATAACCAGTAATGGCAAAAAAAATAAACGCAGAAAAGGTAGCAGTAGGAGTAGATGTAGATGGTGACGGAAAACCAGACTTTTCATTAGATTTAAAAACTATAGGAATGTTTGTTGTTGGAATTTCTACTGTGATTGGTATGTGGTTTACTTTGAAAGCTGATATACAAGAAGCCAAAGAATTACCAATACCCCCTATTGAAAGGGTTGAGTTCGATATGAAAGACGAGCTTATAAGGCAAACTATAATGGATACCCAAGATGATGTTGATAAGATATTAGAAGAGCTAGAGAAGATTGATGAAAGGTTATACGAGCTTCAAAAAAATCAATAATGAAAAATTTTATATTAGTTTTATTATTACTATTTAGTACAAATGTTTTTACACAAGAGTTTATTAATGATGATAACTTCGAATCAAAAATAAATCAAAAACATGCATTCGGTGATGATCAATTTAATATTGTAGTAGTAGAATTTTGGGTAAAGTTTAATGAACAAAACGCTTTTCAAGATTGGGAAAAAATTTCCGGAATAAAATATTTTAGAGCTGATATTCAACATGTCCCAACAATGAAGAAAAAATTTAGAGTAAGAATGGCTCCTACTATAATTATTTTTAATCAAGGTATAAAAGAACAGGTCTTCAAAGCAGGATTAGATTTACTAGTTCCTGTAACTTTAGAAGAATTAATGGAAAGTATAGAAGAACTTAAAACTGCAAATAAGTTCTAATAATAGCAATATTCCCCCCTATTTATCAATATAATTTTAAAAAATTAGGTTACATAGTTAGAACATTTAATCTTATTTTTTATGCAGAAATTACCTACAATAGATATTTCTGACTTCTACACAGATTTTATAGCATATGCACTGTCTATTTTAATTATGCTATGGATTAAAGATGTAATAGCAGCATTTGTGGAAGGAATGAAATTCAGAAACAATAAACATTTTAAAGAAGGAGATAAAGTATTACTTGAAGGCCAACAAGCTATGATTATAAAAATAGGTTGGAGACAAAGTGTATTTGGTGTATACGGCAAAGATGGGTATACATGGAGATTTATTCCTAACAAAAGAATAGAGTTCCTCAAGCTAGAAAAAATAGTAGATCCAGATCTACACCCAGATACAGCTGAGGAAAAGAAAGAGAAATTGCAAGAACTATTAAAAACTAAATAGTCGTATAATGCTTTATTGTATCAAAACTAAACTTAATAAACTTTTTTACCCGCACTGGAAAACACTGAATCAGGAACTAGAGGAATATAAAAATGAACGATCAGAAGAAAAAGCTAACAAGAAGTCAAAAAAGAAGAGTTAAAAAGAATATAAAAAAAAGAAACCTTAAAAAAGAAACTTTACTCCAATTAAGGAGAAAAACAATAAAAAGAAAACAAACTACTAAAGTAAAGAGAAAGCAGTTAAGAATTGAAAGAAAGAAAGAACTGCTATTTATTATTATAGAAAAGTTATAAACCAAGTAAAAAAAGAATACATGGCATTTAAAGATTTATTTAAAGACAAAAACGATATCAACGAAAAATCAATCGTTGGTTTTGCTGCATTTGTGATAATGGTATTATTTGCAATTGCAGATTTAGCTCTAGGTCTAGCAGGAAAAGACTTTGTAGTTAATGAAACTATTTACAACTCATTTGTATGGGTAGTATTAGGAGCATTTGGAATCGCTGAGGCAGGAAAAGCATTTGGCCAAAGAAACTCAGGGAGCTAATGAAATATACTAGAAGACAAATACAAGAGGCAGTACAAGATAAAGGATATGTATATTTTCAATCACCTAAAGGGTACGATGTAAATATAATTGGAATAAGAAATTCTTCAACAGACGGCAGAGTAACAAATGCATTTGATGATTTGATTACTTTATCTTATCTTGAACCTAAAGAAGAATTAGAAGAAGATGGGACTGAAACTATGGTCTGGAAGTATCATGAATTTCCTTGTACAACCGATCCGGGTACTCATTGGGTAAAAAATATCTTAAGCGAAAGCGGAGTTGCAATTTTAAAACCTAATCAATATAGAGGTTCTCATAAGATAGGATTACATCAAGGTAAGTATGAAGCTTTAAAACAGAAAAAGCCTTTGCAGGTATATAGAGATTCTAATAAAGATAATCATTATGATCTAATAGAAGAGAATATACAAAAAGGTATATTTGGTATCAATATTCATAGAGCAACTGCTAAGCCTAATAGTAAATCTACTAGAGTAGATAGGTGGTCAGCCGGATGCCAGGTAATAGCATCAAGTGCTGATTTTAACACATTTATGCAAATCTGTAATAAAGCAAGAGGTAGATGGGGTAATTCTTTTACCTACACGTTGATTAATTCATCAGATATAGTATAATAGTTGTATAGTTTAAATAATATTACTATATTAGAGTAATGGACCGAATAACAGTTATACTTTTATGTATTACTACGTTATGTATCTTTTGGATAATAAATAAAAAGGAAGATACAGTTGACGTTAGTTCTTATCTTAAAAAGATAGAGCTATTAGAGAAGAAAGTAGATTCTTTACATACTAAGAACACACTTTTAGATCTACAAGCTGACACTTTGCAAATAAGAATAGTAGAATATGATAAAAAGATAAACGATTTAACAAGAAGTATAACCGTTATCAAAAAAGAAACGAATGAAAAACTCAATAGTGTTAACATTCTTAATGATGCTGAGCTGGAGCGTTTCTTCGCAGAACGTTATAGACAGTACAAGGATTCGATTAACTAAACCAGTTGCTAAACTTGTAGTTAAAGATCTCATTATAGGTGATGGTCTAAAGCTAGAAGTTCAAACTCTAAATGAACTCTTAGCTGAAACTAATAGTAAGTTAGATGTTACGAAAAATTTAGTTACAAATCTTGAAACCCAAGTAAACAATTACCAAAAGATCATTGATAATAAAGATCTGCAGTTAGGTACTAGTTCTGAGTTGTCTGAAAAATTAAAGAAACAACTAGAGAAAGAGCAACGTGCCAAGAAACTATATAAAATAGGATCAACTGTTGGAGCCGCTGCAGTCTTGTTACTGTTGATACAATGATTAAAAAGATAAAAAGAAATTTATTTCCATTTATTATAGCACTTTCAGCATTATCTGTTAGTGCTTCTGCTGCTTTCTATTCAGTTAGTGGTTTATCTAAATTATTTGCTGGAGCACAATTTGAGGTTATTATAATGGCTGGTTCGTTAGAAGTAGCTAAACTTGTAATAGCTTCATTACTATATCAGTACTGGGACACGATAAATAAGTTTCTTAGAACGTATCTAGCTGTCGCTGCTATAGTATTAGTATTAATTACTAGTATGGGTATATATGGATTTTTAAGTGCAGCTTATCAACAAACCTACCAAAAATTAATAGTTAATCAGAACCAAATAGAGTTCTTAGAAAATAAAGCAAAATTTTATGAAGATGACGTTATACGTTATGAAGCAGACCTTGAAAGAATATCTAGTAACATTAGTACTTTATCTAATGCGAAAGCGTCCTCGATTCAAGTACGAGACACGGCATCATCTACAGGCTTTCGACAAACAATTAGTACTACCGAACTTAGATTATCCCAAAAGCGTATTGATGTTGAAGAAATTAATAAAAAATCTATACAAGCGAAGAGAGAAGTAGCAGCAGATAGCTTACAGAATATTAGACTTGAAGTATTAGCCTTACAGAACAGTTCTGATACAGTAGGAGAATTAGGTCCCTTACAGTATTTATCTGGTCTTACCCAGACTCCTATGGATAAAATTATTAATATATTACTTTTAGTTATTATATTTGTATTTGATCCTTTAGCAATATCATTAGTAGTTGCAGCTAACTTTGCATTTGATATAGCAAACAGAAGAAACTTATATGGAGAATTAGAAGACGATACTGTAAATTTAACTAACCAAGAAAAATTTGATAGAGATTTTGGGCTAGAAGATTATGATGAGGAAGACGAAAAAAGAATGGATATAATTGGTAGAAATGGTAATGATGGGGAACATTATGGTGATTGGACAGATGAAGAAGACCTAAAAAATATAGAAGTAGATTATGAACATCTTCATGAAGAAGACTGGAGGGTAGTAGATAGTGAAGTTGAACCTAAACCAGTAAAGATAGTACAAAAAGGTCCTAGCAGCCACAGTGTTTTATTCGATGATGGTGAAAGAAGAAAGATAGATAAAGACGATAATATACTAAAGTACCTCTAAATTAGTTTTTTATTCAAAGAATTTTTCGTATCTTTATATATGAAGAATAAAGCTCCTAAATTAAGTAATAGTGTGCTAAAGGCTATTTGGGATGCCTCCAGGCATTTAATTGTGCCAAGTAAAAAAAAATATAAACGTAAAAATAAACATAAGAAAGGTTATGAGTGATAGAGAAATCATGAATGCTAAGAACCCTCCTTCGGCAAGAGAAATTCTAAAGAGAGAATATCCAACTATTTACAAAGCATATAAAAATATAGCAGATGAGCAGTTTGAACTCTTTGCTAAAAAGCATCTTGATTACGGTATGGGAAATGTATCGGCTGGTACACAATTGGTAAATGAAGAAGAAACTGAATTTGCTATGACTGGTCTATGGTACAGATTATCTGATAAAATTAACAGATGGAAAAATATGATACTTACTGGTCGTAAAGCTCAAAACGAAACCCTTATTGATACTTTCCAAGATATAACTAATTATGGTATTATTAGTCAAATAGTTTTTAAAGGCCTTTGGAAAGATAAATAATTTATGCCTAAAAAAATATATCCGGAATCGGAAAAGAAGATTAAGAACCCTTTAGTAAAGAAGGTTTGGGAGAGTAAGATTAAACAATCTCCTTCTAAGTATAAACATATATCTTATAGTTCTATAAGTACATATAATAAATGTCCTAAACTATGGGAACTACAATATCTTAGAAAGCAAATACCTTTTACTCAGAATATCTATACTACTTTTGGTACTGCTATGCATGAGACTATGCAAACATGGTTAGAGACTATGTACCATGATAAAGTAAAGAATGCTAATGAAATGGATAAGCATCAGTTATTATATGAAAATATGATAAAAGCTTATAAGCAAGGTAAAGCTCAAATGAATCATCAGCATTTTACTACTCAAGAAGAGCTCACTCAATTCTGGATTGAAGGTAAACATATTTTAGACTTTTTAGATAAAAAAAGAGCTGCTTACTTTAGTACTAAGACTAGCAAGTTGGCCGGCATAGAGACGCTCTTATACCAGGAGATAAAACCTGGCGTAGTATTTAAAGGATTAGTTGATCTTGTATTTTATCATCCGAATACTGATAGATGGACGATAGTCGATATAAAGACTTCTACATCAGGATGGAGAGATAATCAAAAAAAGAATCCTAACCTTACTGCTCAGGTTATATTGTATAGAGAGTTTTTTGCTAAGCAGTATGGAATAGATAAAGATAAAATAGATGTTGAATTTTTTATAGTTAAAAGAAGAGTTCCAAAGGATGCTGAGTTTGCTTCTATGCAAAAAAGAGTACAGCAGTTTACTCCTTCATCAGGTCCAAGAAAGACTAAACAAGTAATTGATTCTATGAATAAGTTTATTGCTGATGTTATAGATGTAAACGGTGAATATATAGACAAAGATTATAAATGTTCTAATCCTTTTGGGAAATGTGAACATTGTAGGTCTTTTTTATAAACAATATATATTTATATATATAAAAGAAACAAAAGTTATGATAGTAAAAGAAGAAAAACTTACTTCGGTTAAAATTACTCAACCTCTTTTTGATAAATTTAAAATGGCAGCTCTAGAAGATAACTTTTCTTTTAAAAAGCTTGCAGACCGTGCTATTTTTCTTTATCTTACAGATATAGATTTTAGACAAAGAATACACAACCAAAGTAATATCAAAATTAGAAAATGACGAAAGTAAAAGGTTACATCAAAAAAGAAGATAGAAAACGTATACTACTTCTTAGTGATGATATTAGAGTCCATTCTGGTATAGCTACTATGGCAAGAGAGATAGTAGTTAACTCTTCACAAAAGTTTAACTGGTTTAATGTAGGAGCTGCTATTAAACATCCTGATATAGGAAAACTTATCGATATATCAGATGATATGAATAAGAGACACGGTATAGATGATGCTGAAGTCACAATACTTCCTTTTAATGGATATGGAGATGCTGCTACTGTACGTAATATTTTACGTGATAAGAGTATAGACGCTATAATGATATTTACAGATCCTAGATATTGGACTTGGTTATTTGAAATAGAAAGAGAAGTAAGAAGTCAAGTACCTATTATATGGTATAATATTTGGGATGATTATCCTGCACCTCTTTACAATAAAGATTATTATAGATCAGTAGATTCTTTATTAGCTATTTCTAAACAAACTAAAAATATTAATGAATTAGTATTAGGTGAATATGCTAAAGATAAACTTATAAAGTTCGTTCCTCATGGAATCGATCAAAAGATATATTATCCTATTAATCCTGATGATAAAGATTTTTTAAAGTTTAAAAAAGAAACCTTACAAGGTAGGGATTTAGATTTTATAGCATTTTTTAATTCTCGAAATATACATAGAAAACACCCTCATGACTTAATATTAGGTTATAGAATGTTTTGTGATATGATTGGAAAAGATAAAGCTAAGAAATGTGGATTAATAATGCATACTCAAGTAGTTGATCAACACGGAACAGATTTAAAAGCTCTTAAAGAAGCTCTTTGTGATAGTAGTTATGTTAATCTAATGTTTTCTAGTAATAGACTTACCGCTCCTCAGTTAAACTGTTTATATAATATGGCAGATATTACTGTTCTTCCTTCTTCTAATGAAGGATGGGGGCTATCCTTAACTGAATCTATGATGGCAGGTACTATGATAGCAGCTAACGTAACAGGAGGTATGCAAGATCAAATGAGATTTGAAAATGATAAAGGAGAATGGATAGACTTTGATGCTGATTTTCCTTCTAATCATAGAGGTACCTATAAGAAGCACGGAGACTGGGCGATACCAATTTTTCCTTCTAATATAAGCTTACAAGGTTCTCCTTCTACTCCTTACATATTCGATGATAGAGCTACTCCAGAATCTATTGCTAATAGTATATTAGAATGTTATAATCTAAGTAAAGAGGAGAGAAATAAAAAAGGTATGAAAGGAAGAGAGTGGGCACTGTCAGAAGAAGCAAAATTTACTTCTGAGAGTATGACTGATGGGATTGTAGAGGGTATAAATACCACTATAGAAAACTTTACTCCTAGAAAAGCTTTTGATTTATTAGAAGTTAAACCAAGAGAGCCAAGATACGTTACACATAAATTAACAGGTTATTAAATGAATAAGAATACATTTGTAATAAGCGCACCTGCTGATACTTATTCAGGTTATGGTGCAAGATCTAGAGATTTAATTAGAGCTATAATTAATCTAGGTAAGTATGATGTCAAGATATTATCTCAACGTTGGGGGAATACTAGGTTTGGTTATTTAAAAGATCATAATGATAAAGAAATAAGCTCAAGAATAATTTCCAGAGTACAAAGTCAACCTGATGTATGGATGCAAATAACTGTACCCAACGAATTTCAACCAATGGGTAAGTACAATATAGGAGTTACTGCAGGTATAGAAACTACTCTCTGTCATGGTAGTTGGTTAGAAGGATGTAACAGAATGAACGTAGTTCTTACTTCATCTAACCATAGTAAAGAAGTATTTACTAAAACTATATTTGAAAAAATTAATAACAGAACTAAAAAAAATGAAGGTGAGTTAAAACTAACTACTCCCGTTGAAGTATTATTAGAAGGAGCAGACCTATCTAAATACTTTCCAACTAAAATAGATTCAAATATAGAAATAGTAAAATCAATAAATTCTATCAAGGAAACCTTTTGTTTTTTATCTGTAGGACATTGGATGCAAGGTAATTTTGGGGAAGATAGAAAAAATATAGGGTACCTGGTTAAAGCATTTTCTGAGGTATTTAAGAATAAGTTAAAAAGACCTGCTTTGATTTTAAAGACCCAAAGAACTGGTAGTTCAATTATGGATCAAGAAGGAATTATTAAGTTAATAGACCAGGTAAGAAAAGAGACAAAAGGTTCATTACCTAAAATATATCTTCTTCACGGAGAAATATCAGATAACGATATGAATCAATTATATAATCACCCTAAAGTTAAAGCAATGGTAAGCTTTACAAAAGGAGAAGGATTCGGAAGACCTTTATTAGAGTTTAGTTTAACCGGTAAGCCTGTTATTACCTCAGGTTGGTCTGGACAAATCGATTTTTTAGATAAAGCCAGAGCTATATTAATTGGTGGTACTTTAGAAAACGTTCACGAATCAGCTAGCTTAAAAGATATGCTTTTAACTGATGCTAAATGGTTTAAGCCAGACGATAATCAGGTTGGACATTCGCTTAAAGATGTTTATAAAAATTACAAAAAATATTTACAACCTGCTAAGTCATTAGCTAATAAAAATAAAAAAGAATTTAGCTTTGAAGCTATGGAAGTAGTATTGAAGGAATTATTAGATAAATATATTCCTGAGTTTCCTAAGCAAGTTGAATTAAAATTACCTTCACTTAAATTACCAAAATTAGTAAAGAATGGATAAAGATAATTTGATACAGAGTCCGATAAGCGATAGTAACGCTTGTTATGTAACTAAGATAAATGAAGAAGTAACTTCTTATTTAGATTTCGGTAGTGGTTTTACTACTACTTCTCTTATGGTAGGAGAATCAGAACAAGTAGTTGCTGCTATTGAAACTTCACCTGAGCTATTTAAAGATATTAGAATAGTAGATGATGAAGGAAGAACTTGGTTTCCTGCTACTATAACAGTTCCTAATGTTGGAATGGTATTTGCAGATGGAACCTCTAAAGATAACTGGAAGTGGTCAGCCGTTAAAACTATTCCTCTTACAGAAGAGGAAATTAAATCAGGTAGATATCCTGCAGGTCAAACTACAAAAATGCAAATGGATGGTGCCAAGCAGTTTCCTAAAGAAAAAGGATTTATAGATGCTTTAGACGAAATAGGATTTTTCGGAATCGATTTTACTAAACCAGTTACTAAGTGAAAATAAGTTATGCTATTACAGTATGTAATGAGGCTAAAGAAATAAAATCTTTAGTTGATATACTTATGGTCGGTAAAAGAAAACAAGATGAAGTTATAGTTTTATTCGATCAAAAGAATGGTGATGAAAAAATAGCAAAGTATTTAACCACCTTCAGTAAGTTCCCAAATTTTCATTTCTATAGAGGATTAGAATTTAACGGAAACTTTTCTGAATGGAAAAATTTACTTACAACATACTGTACTGGAGATTATATATTTCAAATAGATGCAGATGAGTATCCTCATGAATCAGTCTTTTCTCATATACCTGCAATATTAGAATCTAATCCTGATAATGAAGTTTACCTAGTTCCTAGAGTAAATACAGTAGAAGGTTTAACATTGGATCATCAACTGAAATGGGGTTGGAATGTTAATGAAAAAGGATGGGTAAATTGGCCTGATTATCAATGGAGGATATGGAAGAAGAAACCAGAGATTAGATGGAAGAATAAAGTACATGAAGTGTTAGACGGATATAAAACTTACGCTGCATTACCTGCTATGGAAGCATTATCATTGTACCACCCTAAAACTATTGAACGCCAAGAAAAACAGAATAAGTATTATGAATCTCTCTCTAATTAATAATTTTTTTTATCCTTATAGAGTATTAGATATAGGGGCAAACGTAGGGCAGTTTAGAACTCAAGCATCAAGTACTTGGCCAAACAGTTATATTTTTTCAATAGAAGCTTCAGAGGCTTGTGAACCTTTTTTAAATAAAATAACTGAAGATTACCTTATATGTCTATTGGCTAAGGACGATTCTAAATACGATTTCTTTAGTCGTAAAAATGATCCTACTTCAACAGGTAATTCGGTTTATAGAGAGTTAACTCGATTCTTTTCAGATGATCAATTAGATATTATTAAAAAAGATGGAATTAAGTTAGATGATCTTTTTACTAAAGAATCTTTATTTGACCTTATAAAAATTGACACTCAAGGTTCAGAATTAGATATAATTGAAGGTGGAAAAGAAATATGTAAAAAAGCTAAGGCTATGTTAATTGAAGTTTCATATAATGAATACAATAAAGATGCTCCTTTATCTGAAGAAGTTATTAAGTATATGAAAGATTTTAAATTTAAACCTGCTGCAGTACTAGGAGTACAAACGAATCATGGATCTCATCAAGAAGATATATTATTTTTAAATGAAAGATAATTTACTTATAGGAGCAATTAGTGGTAACTATACTATTGAAGATATCCAAACATGGGTTAATACTTCAGAATATGGATTTAGTAGAACATTAATAGTATTTAATGCTAAAGATAATAATGAGTTAATACCTTATTTAGAATCTAAAAATATAAAATACATACTTCCTACTTTCGATTTTTGGGGTAATGAAAAAGATTTCTTCGAGCATCATACTGGGAGAATGAACTTAGAGAATAGTTTTGACCTTATACATAATATGAGATTTATGTATATTCATAGGTATCTTCAAGAAGAAAAATATAATAAAGTATTAGTAACTGACGTAAAAGATGTTAAGTTTAATACTGATCCTTTCACTATGCTTCCTAGTGACAAGCTAGTAGCTACAGGAGAAGTTATTAAATATAAAGATCATGATTGGAATATGCAGCATTTAATATATAATTTAGGTATATTCGGTCACGATTTTAAAGATTATGAAGTATTAAATGTAGGAGTATTCGGAGGTTCAGCTGAACTAGTTAAAGAAATTAGCAGAGATATATTTTTATTATCAGCAGGAAAACCTAAAGTTGCAGATCAAACCTCTTTTAATTATTTAGCTAGGACATTATATAAAGATAAATTTATTTTTACTTCTATAGACGATTTAGTAGCAGTTCATTGCCATGTTATTAAAGAAGGACATGTTAAATTTAATTTAGATAGATTAAAAATGTATCCAATAGTACATCAATATGACAGGTTATAGTATTATTATTCCATATAGAGATAGAGAAAAGCACTTAGAAATTATTCTTCCAGTTTTAAGAGAAAGATTTAAAGGAGAACAGTATGAAATAATAGTATCTGAACAAAATAATAAAGATAACTTTCAAATAGCCTGTGTAGAAAACGTAGGCTTTAAACATGCTAAATACGATACTATAATTTTACAACAAGTTGATTATGTTCCTACTGAAAATGTTTCTTATGAAGTTAAAGATCAACCTATACTTCCTGCTCGTATAGCAACTTTTGTTAAAGATGATCTAACTGAAAGAGATTACTATGATATCCCAGCAGGGTATAGAATGTTTGGTGAAGAAGTTGAAAAGAACTTTTATGGAGGAGTTATAAGTCTTAGTAGAGAGATGTTTATAAAGATTAATGGATTAAATCCACTTTATAAAGGATGGGGTAATGAAGATGAAGATTTAAGGGAAAGATTAAAATGGGCAGGTTTTAAACCTATAAGAAATAAAGTAGGTAACTTTATATGTTTATATCATGAAGATAATGGAGATATGCATAATAAATCTTCTGATAAACAAAAAGACTTTTATGATGGTAAAGAAATATATATGAAAGCTTTTGAGTATAAAGATATAGGGTATACTAATATGACTTGGGATGAAGAAGTATTTGATTTAGAAGGTATGAAAAATGTTAAATGGGTCAAAAGTACAAATTATAAAGTAGATGGTAAAAGTCTGGGTTAATGGATGTTTTGATATACTTCATAGAGGTCACTATGAATTATTTAACTATGCTAAGTCCTTAGGAGATATACTAACTGTAGGTATTGATACTGATGAGAAAGTAGCTAACGATAAAGGTTCTGATAGACCGTATAATAAAATAGGAGATAGGTTATATGCTTTAAATAGCTTAAAAGCAATTGATAAAACATATGTATTTAACTCAAGAAAGGAATTAGAAGATTTAATTGAAAACTATAAACCAGATTACTTAATAGTAGGTAGTGACTGGGAAAATAAAGATGTAGTTGGTGGCAATTTTGCAAAAGAAATCGTATATTTTAATAGAATAAAAGGTTATTCAACTACTAATATTTTAGAGAATGCAAGAAAGTAAAATATATCCTGACAGACAAAAAAGAGCTTTAGTAGATATAGATGAAACTATATGCTTTTATGAAGATAAAAGAATTTACGAAAAAGCTATTCCTAATAAGAATAATATAGGTAAAATAAATAAATTAAAAGAAGAAGGATGGCATATAACCTATTGGACTGCAAGAGGAGGATTTACTGAAAGATCTTTATACAAATTTACTAAAGACCAGTTAGAAAGCTGGGGGTGCAAGTTTGACGATTTAATAGTAGGTTATACAACTATATATGGTTCAGCAGTTAAACCACAAGTTGATTTAATTATAGACGATAAAGCTAAACGTATAGAAGAATTATGATAGTAAAGCCTAAGGTAATCCCTAAAGCTTGGGGGGAGGAAGTATGGATTCATAATGATGAAGAATACTGTGGTAAGATATTAAGATTCTTTAAAGCAGGTAATAAGTTTTCGTTACATTATCATATACTTAAAAAAGAGAGTTGGTATGTAGCTAAAGGTAGCTTTGAATATATTTGGATAGATACTAAAGAAGGAAAAGAGAAACTGACAGTTATTGCTCCTGGTGAATGCATTACTATCGATAGAGGAGAACCTCATCAATTAATAGCATTACAAGATAACTCAGAAATATTTGAAGTATCTACTCAGCATTTTGATGAAGATAGTTATAGAATTAGAAAAGGAGATATATGAACATATTAGTTATAGGAGATAGTTGTCACGATGTATTCGTATACGGTAAATGCGATAGGATATGCCCAGAGGCTCCTGTACCTGTATTTACTCCTATGGAAACAAAAACTAATGGAGGAATGGCTAGAAATGTTTACTATAATATTAAAAGCTTGGTTAAAGAAGATATAGAAGTATCTATAGTTACTAATACTAATCTTATAACTAAAACTAGATATGTTGATTATAAAACTAATCAAATGCTTTTAAGGGTAGATGATAATGATAAAGCTGATTCTATAGGTGTTGATTTATATAATTTACAAGATTATGATGCAGCAGTTATTAGTGATTATGATAAAGGTTTTTTATCTGAAGAAGATATTGAATTTATAATTGAAAAATATCCTTTAACTTTTATTGATACTAAAAAACAGATTGGGGATTGGATAAAGGGAGCATCTTTTATTAAAATAAACGAAACTGAATATAAAAAAAATTCTATATATTTAGACTCTTTACTTAAATCTCAGTTAATAGTTACTTTAGGAGAAAGAGGAGTTAAGCATGATGGTATAATTTATAGCCCTAATGAAGTAGTAGATGCTTTAGATCTTTCCGGTGCAGGAGATACGTTTTTAGCAGGCTTAGTTACAAGCTATATAGACAATTTAGATACTATTAAAGCTATATTATTTGCTCAAGAATGTGCAGGTAAAGCTATAGTTAAAAAAGGAGTAGCAGTAATATGAAAACAATTTTATTAACTGGTCATTTAGGATTTATTGGTAAGAACTTATATACTACTCTTACTCAAACCGGATATAAAGTTATAGGTATAGAGAAAAGTTTTTATACCATAAAAAATTGGAAAGCTCATCTTTATAATATGGTTAAGCAATCAGACTATATTATTCATGTAGGAGCAATATCTGATACTACTCTACAAGATAGTAAAGAAATGTTTTTTTACAACTATACTACAACTAAACTAATAGTTGACTATGCATCTACTCTAGGTATAAGAGTTATTTATTCTAGCTCTGCTGCTAACTACGGATTAGGAGATGGAGTTCCTAATAATATATACGGATGGTCTAAATTAGCTGCGGAAGATTACGGATTAAAGTCTGACTGTGATTTTATAGCTCTTAGATACTTTAATGTTTACGGTCCAGGAGAAGAGGATAAAGGTAAAATGTCTTCTATAGGTTATCAATGTTACGGTAAAAAAGATTTTAAATTATTTCCTACTAAAAAAAGAAGTATAAGAAGAGATTTTATATATGTTGATGACATAGTATCTGCTAATATAAGAGCGATCGATAAAGATATAGTTTCTGGAGTTTACGATGTAGGAACAGCACGTTCTGAAACTTTCGAAAACTTTGTTTCCGGAATGGAAGTTAATTATAGCTACTATCCTGCTTCAAAGATACCTGATTGGTATCAATATTATACTTGTGCTGATGATAATAAATGGTTACCTGGATGGATTCCGAATTATGATATAAAAAGTGGAACAGCAAAATATAAAAAATATTTAGATGGAAAAGATTCTAGTTAAATGTACTGGATTTATAGGCGATATTCTTTTTGCTTCATCTATAGCTAGAAAGCTTAAAGAACAAACTAATAATATTACTATAGATTATTCTATACCAGTAGCTCAACCTCTAGAACTTTTGTTTAATAATCCTTATATTGATAATGTTCTTTTAGATAGTAATGTTACTGAATCTAATTATGATAGAGTTATTGTAACTCCTGTAGTTGATCAATCTATAACTCCTCCAAGGCAGTTTCAACAATCAGCTGGGATAAAAGATTTAGATGATAAGTTTAAAGTGTATACTAATACTTCATACGATTATTTAGCAGAGCAAACGTTTAGCGATGCAAAAAATAAAGGAGTTAAAGTAATAACTTGGCTAAGTAATTGGGAAGAAAGATCTTATCTTTATACTGAACAACAGTATAAGGATGGAATAGACGTTCCTAATTTAGGTTATGGAGGAAGTCATAGAGATATAAACTATATTATAAGTAATTTAAATAGTAATTATGCTATGTTAGAAGTTGGGTTTACTAATGGTGTAAACCAATTTTCTACTGGATTAAATACTGCTGCTACTTATAGTTTTACAGCATCTTTAATAAAAGCATCCGATTACTTTATAGGTGCTGAAGGTGGATTAGCTAATTTAGCTGCTGGAGTAGGTACTAAAACTATTATTACCGGTGACTTCGTTCACCAGCTATATGGTTGGAATGGAGTTATTAAAAAAATAAAGGAACCTAAACTAGGTCCTAAATTTTATTTTGGAGAAAATAATCATACTACGTTAGATCCTTACTTAACTGATAGTGAAGTAGTAGAAAAAATAAAAGAATTAGTATGAAACTAATATATAGAATATCTGACTCTGGTTATAATAAAGTCAAACCTGATTATATTACTAATGAAATATGCTTAAGGAATTTTGTAGATGTATTTCTTCCTAACGATTTTATTATTATAGCTGATAATATATCTGAAGATACTAAAAAAATGATACTTGAGTATATTCCTGAAGATTGCATTCAATATGTAAAAGTAGGTCATGGAGCTGGTACTTTTAATTTAGCATTAGATTTAGCATTAACCTATGATGATAACGAAATAGTTTATTTTATAGAAAACGATTACTTACATACCTTAGATGCTAAAAAAATATTAAAAGAAGGTTTCGATATTGGAGCTTCTTTCGTATCTTTATATGATCACCCAGATAAGTATCTAGCTCCTGATAGAGGAGGTAATCCTTATTGTGATGGAGGAGCAGAAGATACTAGAGTATATTTAACTAGTAACTCTCATTGGAAAATAACTAATAGTACTACTATGACTTTTGCCGCTAAGGTTAAAACTTTGAAAGAGACTGAAAAAACTTTAAGAGAATTTACTAATGGAACTCACCCTCATGATTTTCAAATGTTTCTTAAGTTAAGAGAAGATAATCAATTATTAATAACCCCTATACCAGGTAGATCAACTCATGGAGAGACTGCTTGGTTGTCACCCTTAATAAAATGGAATAAATATGCACAATAAGAAAATTTTAATAACCGGTATAGCAGGTTTACTTGGTAGCCGTTTAGCAGAGTATATTATAGAAAAGAAACCTGGTAATACTGTTATCGGAGTAGACGATCTATCAGGAGGATATGAAAGTAATATACCAAAAGAAGTTAAGTTTTATAATGCTAATACTTTTGATGAAAAAATTAAAGATATATTCGAACTGGAAAAACCTGATATAGTTTACCACTTTGCTGCTTATGCTGCAGAAGGATTATCTCCTTTCGTTCGTACTTTTAATTACGATAATAATTTAAAAAGTACTGCTTTTATAGTTAATGAATGTATTAAACATAATGTAGAGAGATTAGTATTTACTTCTACGATGGCTGTTTACGGTCATGGATGGGAAGGTAAAAGACCTTTCGATGAAAGTCATACTCCTCAACCTATAGATCCATACGGTATTGCTAAGTATGCTTGCGAAATGGATATACAATGTGCCGGAGTACAGCATGGACTAGATTGGTGTATACTCAGACCTCATAACGTATATGGACGTAATCAAAATATATGGGATAAGTATAGAAATGTATTAGGGATATGGATGTATCAATATATGAATAATATGCCTTTAACTATATTTGGCGATGGTAATCAAAAAAGAGCTTGGAGCTGTATTGATGATTGTTTAGAACCTATGTGGAAATCAGCATTCATACCTAAAGCATCTAAAGAGATTATTAATTTAGGAGGTATAGAGTTTACTACTATTAATCAAGCTTGTAAAGAAGTAAGAGAGGTTATAGGAGGAGGAGATATAGAGAAAATGCCTCCAATTGCTTTTGAAGAAGCTAGACATGAAGTTAAAAATGCTTACCCTACATGGAGAAAATCTGAAAGGATATTAGGATTTGAACATACTACTTCACTTAAGGATGGTCTGACCGAAATGTGGGCTTGGGCTCAAACACAACCTAATCGAAAAAGATTCGTTTGGGAGAATTACGAATTAGAAAAAGGAATATATAGTTTTTGGAAAAATGATAAGTCTAATAATACCAACTTACCGAAACCCGAAGTATCTGGATACTTGTCTTAAATCTGCCGTAGCAGGTCAGATTAATAAGGATAAGAATGAGATAATAGTAGTTGTTGACGGCTTTGTAGAAGAAAGCAAAGAAGTTCTAGAGAAATATAAAGGAGAAATCCAAGTACTTCCTTTAGAGCATAATCAAGGAATGCAAATGGCTCTTAATTTAGGAGTTATGAATGCTACTAATGAACGTATAATGATTATTAATGATGATAATGTTCTGTGTGTAGGTTGGGATTCTATATGGGCAGATATGTCTGAAGGACAGGTAATAACTATTAATCAAATTGAACCTACAGGACCAGGTATATTTAATTTTCATGTAAAAGACCTTGGAAAAACTCCAGAAGAGTTTAACTATGATGATTTTGTTCTTTATGAAACTGGTATAAGTGGTAACGAAGTATCAGATGATGGAGGAATATTTCCTTTCGTTATGTTTAAGAAAAACTATATGATGGTAGGAGGATTTGATACTATGTACCAATCTCCTTTTATATGTGATTGGGATTTCTTCCTTAAGCTTGAATTAGCTGGTTGTACTTTTACTAGAACTCATAGTCAACATTTTTATCACTTTGGTTCTACTGCTACTAAGAACGGCAAAGAGGGAGAAGCTTTTAGAGCTACTGAAGCTCCTGCTGCAGAAACTTATATTTATAAATGGGGTACGCCTCCTGGTATATATGAAAATAATTCTCATGTACCTAAAGGTAAATTAATCAAAGGAATACAATTTTAAAATGGAAAAGAAATACTTAATTGAATTTACTCACGCTGATGGAACTAAAGAAGAAGTAGAATTAGTTACTGATAGATTAAAATGGTCAATAGATCAGTGGAGTAGAAATAGAGCTGTTGTAGCGCATAAAATATTAGAAGAAGGTAAGTCAAACGCTAAAAATATGTTACTTGGATGATAGGAATAATAGGTCAAGGTTTTGTTGGTAATGCAGTATATCAAAAGTTTAAAAATTTCTACGATGTTTTAACTTACGATTTAGATAAAGAAAAATGCAATTCTACTTTAGATGATTTAATATTTAAGAGTGAAACTATATTTGTTTGTCTTCCTACACCTATGAATAAGGATGGGTCTTGTGATACTTCTATATTAAATCAGTCATTATCTAATATAGATCTAATTGCCGACAATTTAGAAACTAGAAGAACTATTATAATTAAATCTACTATTCCTCCAGGAACTACAGATAAATTTAATAAACAATATTCAACCTTAAATATAGTATTTAACCCTGAATTTTTAACAGAAAGGAATGCTATAAAAGATTTTGAAAACCAAAACAGAATTATAATTGGAGGACCAAGACCAATAACTACTGAGGTTAAAACTATTTTTAGTAAAGTATTTCCTAAATCTCATATTATTAAGACTGATTCTTCTCATGCAGAAATGATAAAGTATATGACTAATACATTCTTAGCAACTAAAATATCTTTTGCTAACGAAATATATGAACTCTGCAATAAATTAAATATAGATTACGATAAGGTAGTAGAGTACGCAACTTTAGACGATAGATTAGGAGAATCACATTGGGGAGTTCCGGGTCATGATGGAGACTTGGGATTCGGTGGCCATTGTTTCCCTAAGGATTTGGCAGCGTTACTCTACTTATCTTATCAATATAATACTACTAACAGAGTACTTAAAGCTACACAAGAAACAAACGATAAAGTAAGGAGTAACAGAGATTGGGAAAAGATGAAAGGAAGAGCTGTCTCCTAGCTATTTATAATGTAGTACCTCTATACTAATAAAACTATTATGAGTGAAAAACTAAAAAAATACGTTAAAGAAATTTTAAGTGAAGCAGCGAAAATTAAATTTGCAGGACATACCTTTATACTTAAAGTAGACACCAATGAAGATCCTCAGAAAAAAGGAGTTAAGGTTCAATTCTTACCTACTAAGTTTGGTACTATTACTTCTACTGAGCAGAATGATATAGCTATTGAATTAGAAAAAAGATTATCTTCTGGATTAGAGCAGTTCGATATGAAAGTTGAGAGAGATAGAAACCTTAAAGACAAAACTATTATAGGGTTCTTTATTTATATAGAATACTTTGATAGAATAATTAGGAAAGCTTTATCAGGTCAAAATCCTTCAGCTGAATATTCTCCTAATGATGGTAACGATAATGAAGAAATATAGTGAATGGTATTATATGGACTTTATCACAAAGAAACTAGTGAACGAGTATTTAAAGTAGATAACTTTGTTCCTGACGATCCTGTAGACAAAATAGAAGCAGGGAATCCTGTAGTAGCCAGAATAAATTTCGTACGTAAATTAAAACTTCCCTTTAAAGAATTTCAACAATTATATTCAGTTAGAAGAATAGCAAACTTTGATTCATTAGATGTAAAACAAAGAGAGAACTTTTTACTTGCAGCTGCTATAGAAGAGTCTACGGTAGTAGCTTCTTACGAAGATAGAAGTAAAGTAAGAACTGAAGAGGCTTTTAAACGTAATCAAGGTTTAGCTACTGAAATGATTGTTAAAGATTTTAATCCTCACATGATGTATGATCCTAATACTGAAGAGGGAACAATGGCTAATACATATGAAGAACATTTAAAATTAACTGCTTTAGGGTATACTCATGATAAGCCAGTAGTAAAAAGAATTCCTAAAGAAACTACAACTTTAGAAGTTACCCCTAACAAAGTATCTGACCCAACTAGGAACGATTTATTAGAAGTAAAAAGAGAAAGAAATAGAAATACTAACGTTGCTAGATATAGAACACAAGAAGATAATAGAAAAAGAGTAGAAGAAAAAGTTGATCCGTTTTCTAAAGGAGTTAAATTTGGTCCTAAAAAAAGGATAAACTATTCTCCACAAGGTCCTTCAACTAATAAATCAGTAATAGCTAAAGAAGACACAGTTGTAGAAGATATAACTGAAGAAACTATAGTAGAAGATCCAGGTACTATTTCTTATCCTACTTCCGGAAGAGGTAGTTTTAGTGGAGGTTCTTCTGGTGGAGGAGGCGGTGGTTATTAGTTTTTATTCTGAAGAATTTTTCTTATATTTATTATATGGAGTATAAAAATAGAGTTAGACGAACATTTAATACTTACTACGATTTAAGAGTTAGAATTGTAACTAAAGAGATTGACCAATCAGTTATGAATAAAAGCTTATTTATTAATATAATCAAAAATCTTAAGGAGATTGAAGACAGAAGAGATTTCATGCAAGATGAAATTGGTATGGATATGACTTCTTATGAAGATAAATTTTTTGTAGTTATAGAAGATTTATTTAAATATAGCTTTAATAAGCCTTCCATAGGTATTATACAAGCTTTTCTATATGAAACTACTAGACCTGAAGAGTGGGACGGTACTGTTACTTTAGAAGTAGGAAAAAAAGGTACTAAAACTTATGACCTTAAAACTCCTGAACATCTATGGAATATAGTACAAATTCTTTCTAAGGATTAGTTGCCTCCCTGAATATTTATTCCTATATTTATATTTAATTTAAAAACGGTTATATGAATACATCAGTTCAAAGAATTCAAATGCTTAAATGCCCGGCTTGTGGACAAATGACTTTACATCCTAAAAGAAAAGAGATGGGATATCATGTATGTGTTAATTGCTCAACAGCTAAACCTGTAGTTGGTATAACTACTGTAGAAGGTACCGGTGATCATACTTTCAACGATATTATTATTATGGATCAAGACAGAGCTAGAAGTATAGCTATTAAAGAAGCTGAATTAAAAGGAGGACCAGTTCATTTAGAAGTATTAGATTTCGATACAGACGACTCTGCTGTATCACAATCTGTTAAAGAAGCAGTTAATAATGTTCTTGAAGATGAAGAAAGTCCTTATAATACTTTTGACCCTAACGAGGAGAAACAAGGTATCGAGGGTATAGATTACTAATGGCTCGTCCTTCTAAAATATTAACTAAAGAAGATATAGTAAGAGCTCAAACTGTTACTAGATCTAATATGGCAGCTGCTAGATATCTACATGTATCTTATAATCATTATAAGAAATATGCTAAGATGTATAAAAATGATGAAGGTAAAACTTTGTTAGAAGCACATATGAATCAATCAGGTGAAGGTATACCAAAATTTACTGTAGCAGGTGATAAAGAAATACCTCTTATGGACTTATTAGAAGGTAAAGTCCCAATAGAACATTTTGATCCCAGAAAGATAAAAGCTCGATTATTAAGTGAAGCTAAGTTAGTAGAAGTATGTGATAAATGTGGCTTTGCTGAACGTAGATTAGTCGATCAAAAAATACCAGTTATTCTTAATTTCAAAGATGGAAATAAAAAAAATTGGCACTTAGATAATCTAGAGTTCCTATGCTATAATTGTTCGTTTCTTTATGCAGCATCACCTATCGAAGAGAAACGTGCAGAGGCAATGGAAGACTACGTCAAAACACGTAGAGATGAACCCGATTGGGAACTAGATCAAGCTCATATAGATCATTTAAAAGATTTAGGGCTGTACGATGAAGAAAAACCTGGAGATGAATACATCTCAAGATTATAAAACTATTTATTAGCATGGCACAGAAAAAAAATAATAAATTTTCTACCTGGAAAAAACGAAAGCCATTAGAACGAAAAGTTGCAGACGATCTAGTCAAACAATCTGAGAAGAACGATAAACTCAGAGAAAAAAACATAGGTAAAGGTTTCCTAGACTTATTTTAACTAAAACTATTTTATGAAAAACTTATCATTAACTGTTATAGTGAGCTTGCTGTCTACATTTGTGATGGCGTTTACGATGTATAGTCGAGAAGAAGTAGAACCATTAGAAGAACCCCCGTCGAGGCCTTTGGCCTTAGAAAATTTAACCCCAGTAAAAATAGAAGCTCCAAGATTGGAGATCATAATAAAAGATCATAATAAATTCTTAGAAGATATAGGATTTAGAGAATCATCTAATAACTATCATGCAGTAAATCAATTTGGGTACTTGGGTAAGTACCAATTTGGTAGAAGGACTCTTGATGGTTTAGGTTACAAAGATGTAACTAATAGAGAGTTTTTAGAGAGTCATTCTTTACAAGAAGAAGCTATGTATGCTTTACTTAATCATAACAGAAAAATACTTAGAAGACAGATTAACAAGTATGTTGGGACAACAGTAGCAGGAATATATATTACTGAATCAGGTTTATTAGCAGCAGCTCATTTAGCTGGTCCTGGTAATGTAAGAAAGTTTCTTAGAAAAGGATACGAATTTAAAGACGGAAATGGAACTAAAATGACTTCTTATATGGTAAAATTTAGTAACTATAAGTTGGAATTCTGATTTGAAGTTCTTATATTTATAGTATATAAAAATAAAGGTTATGATGAAAATAAAAGATTTAAAAGTAGGTAATCACTTCCAGATGGAAGGGTTAGATGTTGATGGCAAACAAGTATTTGCTAATTGTACTTTAAGATCCTATAATGGAATGAATAAATACGTTGTAGAATCGGATGGTATTACTATACTATATGATGGTGATGATGAAGTTGTTAGTGAAGTATATAATTAAAAGGTTATGGCAGAGAAAGGTGGATTAGAACAGCAGAATCTTATTAACGAATATAACGTTGCAGGTTCTTTAGAGATTTTTATGAATGACGAATGGCGTAGAGTTACTTCTAAAGACTTCAGATCTTTTAATGGACCTCGTAAGATAACTGAACCTCAATATACTGAGTTAGGTAACGTAGATGTTCCTATGATGACCTATGAATATTTTGGCCCAGTTTATGCATGGGGTACTAATAACGTAATAGATTATTCTGATACTGGATCGTTAGAGAAAGGTAAAGTATGGGATAAAGCTAGAAAAATATCAGAAAGCCGTGGTTAAATTACATTTTAATAGTCCGGAAGAATTTGAAACTCTTTTTAAATCAAGAGATATTAGGGTAGTTAATGCCATTGTAGCTGCAATTAAAGAAGCGATGTCAAAAAATGCTCGTACTGCTAAAATGTTCGAAGTAAGTTTTGAAGGAGCCGAAGAAGCATACGAAATATGCCTTGCCCAAAAGCAATGGCAACATGCTCTCAAATCTAGTTTAGATTATTACCATAAACACAACTTAGTGAACGAACAGATCGATACTTGGGAACTATTAGAAATAGTAAAAACTTGGTAAATTAACTTAAAAAAAAGTTGCGTTACTGAGATAAAGTTCTTATATTTATACTATATAAAAATTAAAAGGTTATAATTATGAAAGACGTTATGTTAAGTTTCGGTAAAGGTTTAGATGGATACCTTACCAAAGATCAAATTAGAAATTCCTCTCCATTAGTATTTGCAGATGCGCCTACTAACCCTGATGTTAGTAAAAGGTATCTTTTTGTTAATACTGAAACTATTATAGATGACCTAGAAAAGCTAGGTTGGTTACCAGTTCAAGCTGCTCAAAGAAAGAGTAGAAAAGAAGGTAGTACTATATTTAGTAAGCACATGGTTGCTTTTCAGAATCCTAATATTAAAATTACCTCTGAAGATGGTGATGATGCTTATCCTAGAATTTTATTGACTAATAGTCATGACGGTATGCAGGCATTTAAGTTTAGTGTTGGTATATTTAGATTGGTATGTAGTAATGGTTTAGTAGTTGCTGATGAAAAGTTCAGTGAATTTAAAATCAAACATAAGGGATATTCTTTCGCTGAGTTAAGAAATGTAGTTAAGCAAGCTGTAAAAGATCTTCCTAATAGAGTTCAGGTAATGAATGATATGAAAAATAGAATCTTAACTGAAGATGAGAAAAGAAAAATGGCTTTAGATGCTATGTTAATTAGAGCTGGAGTAAAAGAGCTTCAATATGATGAAGAAACTTTAACTGATATTTTAGAACCTAAGAGAGAAGCTGATAAAGGAAATGATCTATGGAGAGTGTTTAATGTAGTTCAAGAGAAGATAACTCAGGGAGACTTTCATGCTGCTTTAACTGGAGCTAAAGTTAGAAAGGTTAGAAAGATTAAGTCTTTTGAGAAAGATCTTAAAGTTAATAAAGAATTATTTAAGTTAGCTACCGCCCTAGTTTAGGGTTGGTAGTTGATTAACTGAGATATTTTTGTTATATTATTAATTAAATAAATGTTATATTATGTATTCAAGTGCAAAAAAATTACCTAGTGTAGAAATTTTAAATGAGTTATTAAAAGTAGACCCTTCTTCTTTTTCAGGTCTAACCTGGAAAGTAGATAGAAGAGGAACAGCTAAAGCTGGAACTAAAGCAGGTTCCAAAGGATTTACAGGTACTGGAATTCCTTTCTGGCGAGTTAGAGTTAACGGTGTTGAATATCTGACCTCCAGAGTTATATGGAAAATGGTTACTGGTAAAGATCCAGATCAGGTTATAGATCATATCGATAACAACCCTTTAAATAATGATATTTCTAATCTTAGAGATGTTACTCAAACAGAGAATTTATTAAACCGTAGAGATTTTAAATTAAGAAATACAAATGATAGAAGTTTTAAAACATATTTTAGGAATCTGTGGGGAGCATTGGCATCCTAATTTCATAACCTTAACCGCCGGCTCTCCAGTTTTCCTAGCAACTATCCACTATGTTAAATGTAAATGTGGTGGATGGTTTAATCATAAAAAAAATTGTAAAAAATGAACTTAAAAGAATTTTTACTTAAATGGAATGCTATTATTATAGCGTTGATTTGTCTTCTTTATTCGGTAGGCTTAGGTCTTTCCGGAAACACCGAAGAAGCTCAGTACTCTGCTCATTGGCCTGGTACTATTTTATTATTTAGTATTGCTATTAATCAAGCATTACGAAGGTGAGAATAATATGGGCTTATAGTAAAGATTATAAAAAAGGCAATAAGAATAATAGATTGCCTCATGAATATATTCAATACCTATTTAGAAAAGCTATAAAAATAGCTCCAGATTCGTATGAAAAGATAGTATACACTGAAGAAGAAAACTTTCCTATATTTTCAGATTTAGGAGTTAGTTTTATACCTCTTAAGAAGAAACCTTTTACATTTTTAGCTGACTTAAAATTTGATATAGCAGATCAGCTATCTGGAGAATTTTTAATATCAGATGGAGATTTATTTATTGAAAAAGAACTTGAATTAAAAGTTAAGCCTAAGATTGCATTTGAAGCAATAGTAGAAAAAGATCACCCTAATGTTCTTAAATTTAAACAAATATTAATTGATAAAGGAATAACCAAAATACAACCTTACTGGAATATAGAGAATAATTCATCAATAAATTTAGGATTAATGTACTTTAACGATGATAAAATTAAGGATGATTATATAAAAGAATTTAGAAAAGTACAAATTTTCTATAATCATTATATAGAACCTGAATATAAATTTAATGAGAAAGGTATTCAATTTTCTACTTGTGGTTCACAGATGTTTTCTATGCAATATTTTTTAGGAAAAGATATAACACCTCATTACTTTATCCCAGAAGCAAATATTACACATTTAGCAGCAGAAAGAAAAGATAGACTCTTATCAGAGTTTAGTAAAAATACTAAAACAATAATTTAATAGTATGAGTTTTTTAACAGGAATTTCTTTTATAATACCTTTAGCTTTGTTTACTTTTATTCTTTTATATATAAGTAAACAAGTACCTAAAGAAGCAATTCAACTTCCAATATTTTTAATGATTGCAGGTGATGCAATTCTAGTTGGTATATGGTATATGGGATTAAAAGAGGTAGTAGAAATTACAAAAGATTTTAGATTAGGAATAGGGTTTTCATTTGCTACAGCAGCATTTGGAAGGTCGATTTACTTCATAATTCAGAATAAGGAAGTATAGTTTCTAACTAGCTATTTATTATAAAATAACAACATAAACAATGAAAGGAACATTATTTTCGGCTGATTTTGTATTCGACTCTTCGAATAATGCGAGGTTATTAGAGATAAACACAGATACAACTTTAGTAAGATCTGCAATTAAAGACTATTTAGATTTTACCGATTTTGGTACTGTTTTATCTGATAGTGCACTAGATACTCTTCATATTATTTATAAACCTTTTCATAATCACATAGTAGAGAAATTAACTACTTTTGTAAATGAAAACGTTCCTAATATTACTCAGATCGATTATCAGGAGGAGGAAAACTGTGCAATTTATTTAGGAGTAGAAGAAGATGCAGATAATAAGTTTATACTTAGAATGGCTTATGATGAATCAGCTATATTAGATTCAGTATATGCTAAATCAGAAGTAGAGTTATATAGTTTATTTAATACATATAATGACCTAGATTCTATTCCTCCAGCTTACCATTCATCTTCTGCACATGGTATAATTAATACTCTTTCCCAATCTTTTAATGATCCTAATCTTCCTGACTTTGCTAAGAAAGTTGAAAACACTAGCGGTGCTACTATACAGTCTATAGGATTATGGAAAGTAGGTCTTCCGGAAACTGGTTCTGATTATAGATTTAATACTTTTATCGAAGAACAAAAACAAGATGATATAGTATTAACTAATTTTATTCCTAATTTATCTGGTTCTTATTGTACTTCAGTAAGATCTATGCAAATAGTATATGGGACTAATTTAGACTTATGTTTCTTAGGAGAGCATAAACAAACTGCTTTGTTTGATATACCTACTAATTTAACTACTGGTAGTCTTCAAGATGATAAAAAAGTTTCACATATGGTAAATACTTATCATAAGTTTGAATTGACTACAAACTTTCCTAAGGGTAATCAAGGAGTAAGAAAAGATAGTAATATTATTAGTTCCTCAGGAGATTTAGTTAATATCTATACTGATAATACTGGATCTAATTTTCATTATAAATCATTTTTTATCTCTGGTTCTCCTGATACTGATGATGTAACTGAACTTAACGATTGGTATCATTCAGGGTCAACTTTTCCTTCTGGTTCATATATTACTTCTTCTAATATAGTTGTAAGAGATAATTATGATAATGTAAATGCTGATTTATATAAACTAGAATTAGATAATGGTGATATTTTCTACTTAGGAGGTTTATGTTTAGTCCCAACATTAGATACTGGTTCAAATGTAATTAAATGGATAACTACAAATGATATAAGAGTAGGTAATAGAGTATTTGATGATAACAATACTTCTCATTTAGTAGTTTCTAGTTCATTTCAAGTCTCTGATACATATGGAGATTTTGATACCGGACACCCTAACATGGAAGAAGTCGATACTTATATAGTAAAAGGTTCTAGTAATAGTTTATTAGTTCACAACCCTTATGGAGCTGGAAGAGGAGCATACTACGGTTTTTGTTTCATTGCAGGTACTGAGGTTGCTTTAGATGGAGGAGATTATAAAAATATTGAAGATATAGTAGTAGGAGATGTAGTTATTACCTATAACGAAGGTACAGGAAAGCAAGAAGCTAAGAAAGTATATGAGACATTATCACCAATTCATGATGATATAGTTACTTACACATTATCAGATGGTAGCTCTGTAACTTCTACTTATGATCATCCTTACTATGTAGAAAGTTTAGAACTTAAATCTTCTAATCCAGATAAAACCAACGAACTATACGATATTGACCAAGAAGTTAGTCAAATAGGACTTGGTGATGTTTTTATTAAATTAGATGGTACAAAATCAACTATAACAGGCATTAACGCAGAACCATTAGAAGACACACAAACTTACTTATTAAGAGTAGAAGATAATCATAACTTCTATGCTAATAATATATTGGTTCATAATAAATAATATATGGCAATTTACAAAGAAAAACCGGCAATAGAAGTACATAACCGACCAATTCATCCTATTACTACAGATGAAAAGACTAAGGTACGTGCTGTAGTTACTAGCTTTATTACTCATATGAAAGCTGCTCTTGGATAGTAAATATGGTGAAGGTTGTAGATAATTTTCTTTCTCAAGAAGATTGTAAGATATTAATAGAGTCTAACTCAACAGATTTAAAACCTCAACCTGAAGCTGCTTACGAAAGACGTTGTGTTTCTAAGTTTATAGAACTTCCTAATATAAAAGAAAGAGTAAGTAAGTTAGTTAGTGAAGTACGGAATAATCTACTGATAGATAATAAATTTGAATTAATTAAATACGTTCCACAAGATCATTTTCAATGGCATAATGATATTCAATTAGGTAACCCTAAAGTTCATAAAATATCTACCGTTATACTTTTAAATAAAGATTTTAAAGGAGGAGAATTATTAATTAGAGAAAATTTAAAAGAATCTACTGTTGATATAAAAACTGGTTCTTTAGTAATTTTCCCTTCTAAGTTAAAGCATAAAGTAAATAGAATAACTCAAGGAACGAGATATAGTCTTTGCTGCTGGTTTTACACAAATTCAGAAAATAAAGTTAACGTAATATGAAAAGCTGTTTGGTTATTGCCTCTCCTAGAAGCGGTAGTTCAAATTTAATGAGAAGTATTGCTAAGGCTAATAACCTTTTAAAATGTTTTGAACCTTTTGGCGATGTTATAGAGCAGCAACTTAGAATAGATAATTACTGTACTAAGGTTATAGGAAGAAGAAAACCAGTTGATTTTTGGGTAGAGCTAAGTGGTAAATTTGATAAAGTAGTTTTACAGTCCAGAAGAGATTCAATTAAAGCAGCTGAATCTCTCACTAAGTTATATTCTTCTAAAACTAGAAATCCTGATTTAAAATGGACTAGCTTAACTGAGGAAGAAAAGCTTAAACTTCCTATTGCTATAGATATTATTAATATAAGTGAAAAAGTTATAGAAGAACTATCGTTAAGACTTAATATAGATATAGATTACTATGAAGATATCTTTACTAATTATCATTTAAATGATACTAGTATTAAATTAGATCTTAGTTTCTTAAATAAGTCTAGAAAATGTAAAATAGAAAAGTTCAATGCTATCTAAAAATTATACTTTACAGGAGTTAGGTGAAATAGATATAGCTCCTATGGTTGAAGAATTTAAAATCTTAACTGATAAAGATTGGGATTTTAATACCGAAAGACAGAAAACACCAGACTCAGCTCAGAAAAATACAAAATTTATTCCTATAATTTATTACGGTAAAAATTATTATTTAGATAAATTTCAAGAAACTATTTATGTTGCTAAGTCTGCCATACAGGGAGTATTAGGAAAAATAGATATAGGAAGAGCTATATTTACTGAACTACCAGCAGGAATGGTTATAGGTGCCCATAAAGATTCAGGAATATTTTTACAAACTCATACTAGAATACACATACCTTTAATAAGTAATAATGAAGTAAGCTTTGGGGTCAAAGAAGGAAATGATTGGAGAACTCAATATTTAGAACCAGGTAAGTTTTATGCTCTTAATAACTGTAAGACTTTTCATGCAGTACATAATAAATCTAATGTTAGTAGATATCATCTTATTGTAGACGTAAAAAAACAAGAAAATAGAGCTATTATCTGAAATTTTTTTCGTATATTATAGTATAAATAAAATACTATGAACGAACTATATTACATTGCCGAATCAAGAATGAATTCGAGAATAGCGTCTACTCTAGTAGATGGTTTTCCTATAACAGTAGAAGGAATAGTCTATGAAAGACTGTTTAAGAGACCTTCTTATCGTAATCAGAAACAAAGATTAGTTAATGCTGATCAAACTGAAAGAATAATTTTATTTAATTAATGTTCAAACCTTTAAATCAGATTTGTTATTCTGAGCATCAGTTAGCTTTAGATCACGATAAAATTTTATCTGAAGTCATGATGGCAAAGATTAAGGATGATGTTCCTGATAGTGAAGAAAATTATTCTAACTATCCTATCAATCATACTTTTTTTAAGGATAGCAATATTTATCCTGAAACAGCTGATAAAGTATTTAATGCTATTCTCAAAGAATTAAGTATAATATTTGAAGCAGATGATTTATGGGTTATAGATGATAAAGAGATATGGGGACATATAGTAGAACCTGGTCAACAAACTATAGTTCATAATCATGTATGTGGAGCTTTAAAAGAAATTAGTTTATCTTTTGCTTACTATCCTAATCATCCAACTGATTCAGGAGGAATAGTATTTCAAACTCAGATTAATACTAATGTATACGAAGCTTCAATACAACCTAGAAAAGGTTTAGCTATTATATTTGATGCTTCAATGTTTCATTATACTCCTATTAATAATAGTAAGTATACTAGAGTATCAGTATCAGGTAACTTAGTAGCAACGGATAAAATGCTTAATCTATTAAATGAAGATTATGAATGCACTAGTCCTTACTGGAAATATTCGGGAAAAACTAACGTATAAAGTTGGCTAACTGAAATTTTATTCTTATATTTAAGTATAATTAAAAAGTTAAAATAAAGGTTATGACAAAATTACAAATTATTACTCAAAAAGTTAAACAACTTGAAGATCAATTAAATTCTATTGACTACAGGTATGATAATTTACGTTTTAGACGTAAACAAGAAACTATTAGAACTTTTAAAAAGTATATGACTCCTGATGTTGAAGATATTACTGCTAAAAGAATAGATGATAGAAGAATGGAATTTAGATTACTTTCAGATGAATATGCGTCTATAACTTTTGAAAGAATTAATGTTGAAGATATAGAAAGATCTTCTTGGGATGATACTTTAGTTGATTTCAAAGCTTACTCTAATGGACTTTCATTGAAAAATGTAGAAGATCTTAAAAAAAGATCAGAATTGCAAGTTAAATTAGCTGAGCAGTTTGAAGACTTTAAAGATGATATGATTGCTGAAGTTAATACTTTGCAAGAGAAATATGATGGATGGAAAAAGTCTGTTAGTGATTCAAGGAAACCTATTAGTGATATACTCAGGCCTATGCAATCTGAATTGAATGAATTAAAACAAGAGGCTTTAGAAAATGAGTTGTTGAAAGGTATTACTCTTAAGAAAGAAACTTCTAGATGGCATGGAGCTAAATATCCTAGCGTAAGAGTTAAGTTTGATCATGAGATTAATAACGTAAAGAAAATTAAAGTATTAAGATTTTCTTCTACTAAGAAATCTGCTGACCTTGAATTAACTCGAGAATGGAAAGGATATGAAGGAGATGTTATGAAAGATGTTCAAACTATCGATAGAGTTAGAGTTGATAACTTTAGATATGATATAAAACGTAACTTAGAAACGTCTTTCAAGACTACTAAGTAAAGATTTGCGGGGTAGAGCAGTGGTAGCTCGTTGGGCTCATAACCCAAAGGTCGCAGGTTCGAATCCTGTCCCCGCCACTAATAAAGTTGTAAGTCTGAATATTTTTTCGTATATTTAGATATAAATAATAAAGGTTATGTGGAATTTTAAAAGTTATATTAAGTCCGAAGTAGAGAGTTTAGCTAAAGCTAATAATGTATCTCTAGCGGCAGATAGAATTGAAGGTATAGTAGATTCTATTTTATTTGATTGGAATGAGATTGGTGATCCTTATGCTGATCTTGAAGATTTGATTACTTGGAATTTAGATAGTAATTTATCTCATGCGTAAGTGTGTTAAGTGTACCGAAGAGATAAATCCTTTGAGGGTAAAAGCTTTACCTAATACTAAGGTATGTGTTAATTGCTCAGATACTTCTAAGTGGTATGTTAGGAATATTATTTCCGGAAAGACTACTTACTGTGAAACTGAAGTAATAAAAGATCCTGAGTCTGCTAGAAATATAGCTGCTATGGATAGAAGAACCGGTTGGGGTAGTAATTTAAATAAAGTTAGAAGATGAAAAAAGAAGATATGGGCTCTGCATTTCCAGGACCAGACTATAATAATAAAGGTTACAAAGTAGCTAGAAAGCTTATTGAACAGTTAAGAGCTAATACATTTAGAAAACTAAATGATGATGAATTATACGAATTCAGAAAAACTATAGCTGATGCTTTTGATATGACATTAAAATGAAATATACTATACCTCGTTCTAATGTTGGCTTAGGAGGCTTTTTTACAGCTTTAGATGGTACAAGATATCATGCTCCTTCTTGGACTGTAGTTGAACAAGATACTACATTCGATGATTTAGTATTAGAAGCTAAACCTTTCGAAGAGTTGTTTGAAGAGAAAGAAGAAGAGCAATGGAAATTTACTTCAGCTAGATCTGGAGAAGAGTATACAGTAAGGTATAATGTTAGAAAAGAACTTAGTTGTTCTTGCTGGGGTTATATTGCTCATAAAAAATGTAAACATATAAAAGAAGTTAATGAAAAAATGGGTTCCTAAAAACGATTATACTCCTATAGTAGTAGTATATAAAAGGAAATGGACTAATAGTAAACCTCAAATGAAAATATTTACTAACTTTAAAAATCCTGATCCTATCATAGAAGATATTAAAGGTAAACATATTCCAGCTGCAGCAGGTATTTTAGAAATAGGAGTTGGTGAAAGCTTTAAAGAGAGTTATAAAAAAAAGTATAAAATATAGTTGCTTTTCCGGAATATTCTTCTTATATTAAGGTATATTAATAATTAAAAATAAAGGTTATGTATTTAAAAGTAAACGAAACTTATTCAAATTTTGACGATTCATTAGCTAGAAGCGAAAAAAACGACTGTGTTGTTAGATCTTTAGCTTCAGCTTGTAACGTATCTTATCGTACTGCTCATACTTTTTGTAAAGAGAAGCTTAATAGAAAAGATAAAAAAGGTACTGATAATATGTATATAGTTACTCAGATGCTTCTTTGGGAAACTATGGGCTTAGAGATGGGTGATAAAAAATTATCTGTTAGAGTATTAGGTAAAGAAGAAGTTAAAAATAGATATAAACTTCATGGGAATATTATCTGGAGAAAGAAAACTTTAAAGAGCTTTATCCAGAGTCATAAAAAAGGTTCTTATGTAGTAATGGTTGCTAATCATGCTTTGACTGTTAAAGATGGTGAAGTATTAGATTGGAATAATAATGCTTATCTTCCTACTAGAAAAGTTCAAGGAGCTTATGAGATAATTGATAATAAAATTAGTACTCAATTGGAATTATTCTAATATTTATTTATATGACAGAAAACGATTTAATCGATTTAGGTTTTAGAAAGGTAGAATATACTAAAGAGGATTTGGAGGAGTTGGGAGACTCCTCTGAGCCTTATCGTTATTATACTTTTGAAGTATATAGAGATGAAGATGATAGATCAGATGAGACTCCTTTCGTTTTAGAAAGTCAAGCTACATTTGATATGACTGCCAACGAAATTTTTGGAGATGGTTGGTATGTAGAATTATTTGATACCGGTTTATTTAAATGGTATAAAAAAGAAGATGTTTCACTATTAAAAAAGTTACTTACAGATGGATTATATCCCGATGAGAGCGATACCTAAAGAAGCTTTTGATAAAGCTGTAAAGGTTATAAATTCTTGTGAGAATAGTTATCATACTAAAGCAGCAAGAAAATATATAAATTTATTTTTTAATATCTACTGCCCTACACCCAAAGTTAAATCAGGGTTTAGAGTATTTAGTCCTCCACAATATATCGCAGACCAATACAATATATTATTACATAATTTAGGAGTTATAGAAAGACAATTAGATTAATGCATCAGGAAAATTTTTTAACTCGTCACTTAGGACCAAGGAAAAAAGAAATAAATAAAATGTTAAAAGTTATCGGTGTCTCATCGGTAAGAGAACTTTTATCAGAAACTATTCCGGAAGAAATTAGATTAAAAAACAAACTTGAATCTAATAATCCATTAAGTGAGTATCAATTCCTTAATCATGTACAATCTTTATCTAATAGAAATAAAGTATTTGATACTTATATAGGATTAGGATATCATCCTACAATTACTCCTCCAGTAATTCAAAGAAATATATTAGAGAACCCTGGATGGTATACAGCTTATACTCCATATCAGGCAGAGATAGCTCAAGGAAGACTAGAAGCTTTATTTAATTTCCAGACTATGATTACTGATCTAACTGGGATGGAGTTATCCAATGCTTCTCTTCTCGATGAAAGTACTGCAGCAGCAGAAGCAATGTCGATGATTTTTTCTCTTAGAACTAGAGATCAAAAGAAAGTTAATGCTAATAAGTTATTTGTTAGTGATCAAATATTTCCTCAAACTTTAGAAGTACTTAATACTAGAGCTGCTCCAATAGGAATAGAATTAGTAATAGGTAATGAAGATACTATATCTTATGATGATACTTACTTTGGAGCGATATTTCAATACCCTGGTAAGCATGGAAAAGTCAATTTACTTTCAGATCATATATTAAAAGCTAAACAAAGTAATTTAAAAACTATAGTAGCCGCTGATCTTTTATCTTTAACTATTTTAGAAGCTCCTGGTAAATATGATGTAGATGTAGTAGTTGGTACAACTCAAAGATTTGGTATCCCATTAGGTTATGGAGGTCCTCATGCAGCCTATTTTGCTACTAAGCAAGATTATAAGAGAAGCATACCCGGTAGAATTATAGGTCAGACTATTGACTTAGATGGTAATCCAGCTTTAAGAATGGCATTACAAACAAGAGAGCAACATATTAAGAGAGACAGAGCCACATCAAATATATGTACTGCACAAGTTCTTTTAGCCGTAATGGCAGGGATGTATGCAGTTTATCACGGTCCAAAAGGATTACAAAATATAGCATTAAGAATACATAACTATGCAAACTATATAGAAGGTAGATTATTAAAATTAGGATATGAAAATGTAAATAGATATTATTTTGATACTCTTAAAATAAGATGTAATGCTGAAGAAGTTATTAGTACAGCTGAAATGATAGGAGTAAATTTACTCTATATTGATAAAGACCATGTAGGAATATCTATAAATGAAACTATAGATGAAGAAGCTGAAGATTTAATTATTAAAGCATTCGAAAACTCTCGTCCTGAATATACATTAGATACTAATCATAAAGAATTATTATCAAGGCTTCCTCAATTAGTTAGAGAAACTCCTTTTATGACTCATAAAGTATTTAACTCTTATCATTCAGAGACAGCTTTGATGAGATATATCAAAAGTTTAGAAAGAAAAGATTTAGCTTTAAATCATTCTATGATTAGTTTAGGTTCTTGTACTATGAAGCTAAATGCAGCAGCAGAGATGTTACCTTTAAGCTGGCCTCAATGGAATAGTATTCATCCTTTTGCTCCTAGATACCAAGCATTAGGATACATGCAAATGTTAGAAGAGTTAGAAATAGAACTAAATAAAGTAACTGGCTTTTATGCAACCTCTTTACAACCTAACTCTGGTGCTCAAGGAGAATATTCCGGTCTAATGGTTATTAGGTCTTATCATAAGTCTAACGATCAAGAACATCGTAACATATGTTTAATCCCTTCCTCTGCTCACGGTACTAATCCAGCTTCTGCAGTTATGGCTGGTATGAAAGTAATAGTGGTTAAGACGGATGAATTAGGTAATATAGATATATTAGATTTAACTGATAAAGCAGAAAAGTATAAAGATAATCTAGCTGCCTTAATGATAACTTATCCATCAACTCATGGAGTATTTGAATCTAATATTAAAACTATTACAGATAAGATTCATGAATGTGGAGGTCAAGTATATATGGATGGAGCTAATATGAATGCTCAAGTAGGTTTAACTAGCCCTGCTTCAATAGGAGCAGATGTATGTCACTTAAACCTTCATAAAACATTTGCTATTCCTCATGGAGGAGGAGGTCCTGGAGTTGGACCAATTTGTGTAGCAGAGCATCTTGCAGAGTTTCTACCTAATTTAAAAGTATCAGCAGCACCTTATGGTTCTTCTTTAGCTTGTATTATATCATATGGTTATATAAAGATGCTAGGAGGAGATGGATTAACTACAGCAACAGAGATAGCTATTCTAAATGCTAACTATATTAAAAAGAGATTAGAAAATAATTATAGTATTTTATATACTGGAGTCAAAGGAAGATCTGCTCATGAGTTAATTATAGATTGCAGACCATTTAAAGATAATAATATAGAAGTAGTTGATATAGCTAAACGTCTAATTGATTATGGCTTTCATGCTCCAACAGTATCATTTCCGGTACCAGGTACTATGATGATAGAACCAACAGAGAGTGAGAACTTAGAAGAGATAGATAGATTCTGTGATGCTATGATTGGCATTAGAGATGAGATAAGTAATAGTAATATAGAGATACTAAAGAATGCTCCTCATACATTAGAAATGGTTACTTCAGATGAATGGTCTTATCCTTATTCAAGACAAGAGGCAGCTTATCCTTTACCGTTTGTTAAACATAATAAATTATGGCCGTCGGTAAGAAGAGTTGATGAAGCGTACGGAGATAGAAACTTAGTATGCAGCTGCAACCCTATAGAGGATTATAAATAATATTCTTATATATTTATATATAAATCAACTGTATGAACTTTGTTATAGAAATACTCGCATTTATTGTAATCATCTTATTACTTAAAAGGATATGGAACCATAGAGTCAAAGCTATAATGGGTCAAGTAGTAATAGGCATAAATGTATTTGCTTGCTTTCTATATATGTACGGTGTAGTAAATCAGACCATAGAATATTCATTAGCCATTCCTAAGATATTCTTACACGGTGTGGTAGCGGTAATCATACATACTTTATTCACCATTGATGATAGAAAGGATGAATGAGCATATAATAATATTGTCGCTGGCCGGTGGGTGGATCGCCTTTGTAGCAATAGGGTGGTGGATGGACAGGAAGTGAGCGGGCGTTTCTCTCTCCCAACGAAGTTGCCACGCGCATTTTCAACTAAACAATATGGATAATAAATTAAGAAAACAGTTATTTGAAGAGAGGACTAAAGAGTATGATGATTATTATAATAGGTCTTCCATCCAATCTTCCTACACCATAGCCGTAATAGGAGCAATAGGGTGTGTTATAGTACTAATCGCTACGCTCATCTCTGAGGTAGTATAGGACTTTGACTACATCTATATTAACTAAATAATAGAACCTTAAAGAGAGAAAGGCTTAGCTAGCTCATATAGGGTGTTACCCTACCTATATAGTACTTAAGTCTATATATATGAGTTAGTGTCTTATATATTCATATAAAGCTATATAGATATACTTATATAATCATAGTATTGTATAGAAATAAAGCTAGGTAGCGTGTGAGAGATCTCAATGATAGTACAGGTTTGTGTGTGTCCCAATTCTTTTTTCTCTATATACAAGCGTATTTCCAGCCTTACGGATTACATTATTCGGAATTACGGTATATGGCTTTACTTACAATGATTGGGGTATTCTCACTAGATTAAGGATAACCTTACATATAATGTAATAATCACCTAATAGTTGTCTATATGAGATAAAGTTCGTATATTAAGGTATATTAAAACAATAAAGGTTATGAGTAGTTACACAAGGTTTAATAGACATGAGGTCTTTAATTCAGAGGATAGAACGTTAGTATTAGATATGATAGGTATGCTATCTAAGAGAGAGTACCCTACAGAGGTTAATATGCTGTTTGGTCTATTTGATGGGTATTGGTATGTAAGCCTAGAGGATGAGCTAATGAAGACTAATATAGATACATATAAGCTATCTATGCTATCAGGCCTTCTTAATAAGGTAGCCGCCTCTATAGCCGTTAACGTATAATTAAATAATCTACATATGGATAAGATAATAGCATTTACTGAGAGGTATATAGAGAGGCCGTTACTTATAGTGATAGCTCTATGGCTACTAGTACAGCTTATAAGCCTACTCTAGATTTACCGCCACACTTCCGGACTCCGGCAGGCAAGCTGACCTAAGGGTGATATAACAGTGACAGTATAGTTCCCTAAGGGGTTGGTAGTCTGCGTGATTCTGCCATACCTATCTTCCTATCGCTCATGATTTTTAGGTATATAGTAATATATATTTATATATTGTTATAGAGTATTCTTAATATCATCCATGATATAATAAATAAAAAAGGTATAAGTAGGTCCATAAGTTATTATATACTATTGGATATCTCTTTAATTAGTCTATCTATGTCTTTCATATACCTTGCATCTTTCTTAGCCCTAACATGGTCGAATCTATTATTCTTAAGATATGGATAGAAATGCTTCTCCTCCCAGTGCAATCTATATTCATACCCGGATGGGAATTCTTCATAGCATTGGGAACACATTATTATGTTCTTTCTATTGTTTATTATAGAAGACATCAAATATACCTACTACCAGTAACACTATCATTATTGTTATTACTGAAGTATCATTAATCATCTTTGTTAATCTTTGGTGCTACCTATCTTTCTTTATATGCTCCCATGCCATTTCATATGACTCCTCGGTGCCCATTCCAGGAGAATATGATCTTAACTCTCTTGCAGTATCTATCACTTGGCTCCTCTTACCAAACTTCTCAGCCAACATTAGTATATCTTCTAACCTACTCATACTTTAATATAAGAACTTTTTTGGTAGTAAACAAGAAAAACCGGGGGAAAAAATTCGGCAAAATTTTCGGTATATAGGTTTTTAGTTCATATACTATAGTATACTAATACCTATTTATTTAAAAAACGTTTTATGGTACATTATTTTGGAGATAGCTATACAGAAGGAGCAGGAATTATTAAGCCGTCAGATCGTTTACTCGGTCCTAGAGTTGATCTAATATCTCCAGACATATCAGCATTCTTATTAGAAAATAGTTTAACTAAGTTATTAAAAGATGACTCTCATAATAACTATGCTGTTGGTGGTTCGAGCAATGAAGATATAATAAATTGTATATATTCTAACATAAATAATTTTGATACTCATGATCATGTAATCATAGGTACTACTTACCCGGGGAGAAAAACATTTTTCTTTGAAGATGAAGAATCACTTGATGATGTTTTACGGCTACAGATGCTTCCTACCCATTATGGTGAAGTTGAGAATTATCTTAAAAATACAGGAAATAATTATTTTGATACCTTTAATAGGGATACTCTTAAATCAGTAAATTCGTATTATAGAGAGTATCTTATGCAAGATAAAGTTATACAGTATGAATATAATACACAAAAGAAATGTATAGGTGAATTACAGAAATTTTTATTAAGATGGAACATTAAATCTATAGTGTGGGAGCATGGTATGTGGGGTTGGTTCGAAACTTTAGGTGTTTGGTCAAATGGGGATATTGATGACGGTCACTTTTCTCCTAATGGACATGTACAGTTGGCCCATATACTTTATCAGGCTATAGAAGACGGGAAGGGGCATTTAACCAAAAGATTTCTAGATATTAACATAAACAGAATAAGAGAGAGTTTAGACTATATTCCTTATGATAAGGAGTACTCAAGGGGAAAAGCAATGGAGAACCATATAGATAACTTACCTAAGAAGTCAAAACCGGTACCTTTTATGATTAATAGTCCGACTAATCCGATAATATAGTAATATTTATACGCAGATGCAACCTTTAGACCCACATACATTATTTTCTATCTTTGAAAAAGGAGATGAAGAGATATATCAAGAGCACAAAATGGAAGAGCTTTTAGATAATCCTTATGTACTTATGGGTATGGTGTTAAGAGGTATTGAAAACTACCACACCATGGATATAATGCACCTTAAACATTTTGGTAAAACATATAAAGATGTAAGACATACTGTTAGAAATCAATTTTATAATAAGTTATTCGGGTATTTAAATAAAATAGATGATTCTAAGTTTGAGGCTAAGTATACTATCTCACAATCTTTTCAAACAACCGACGTATTCCATGGTCTAAACGTATTGTTAATGTACTTTGAAAAAAGAGAAGAATACGAGAAGTGCGTGACTATAAAAAGATACCAAGATTTACTGTTAAAAGAGCATGAAATAGTTGCCTAGGAACTAAATTATTCGTATATTAAGATATAAATAAAGGTTATGGCAAAGTTAATAGTATATGGTTGCTCGTTTTCATGTGCATTCCAAGATCTACAACATCTACCCCCTATAGAAGAAAGTCAAGGTTGGCCTAAAATGGTTGCCGATAGTATGGGGTATGAGTATGTAGATAGAGCGGTACCAGGATATGGATGGAATCACATAGTTAATAATATAGATGAAGATCAAGCATTTAAAAAATTTACTAAAGAAGATATATTAATTATAAGTCCTTCTTATTTTCAACGTCTTACCTTTCCTGAAATAGATGACGATCTTGTTAAGTTTAAAAATACAGAGGGAGGTGCGTGGACGGAGTTTGCTGCAAGATATGGAAAGTCTCAAGAAGATATAGTAAAGAGTAATGTTATTCGTTTCTATTTAAAGATTAAAACTTTAAGAGAGTTGGGTTATAATGTTTATGGATGGTGCTGGTCGATGGGTATATCTACTTATGAACCTTGGGTGTTAGAGTTCTTAAAAGAAATAGAAGATTATATAGTACCTGCTCCTGACTCAACGTTACTATGGGAGGATTGGATACTTAATAACCCTAACTGTATGTTAATACCTGGAAAACGTCTTCCTAACGGTGATTGGAGTGGTGATACTCATTTTAGTATAGAGGGTCATAGAGTAGCTGCCGAGCAGTTTATCAAAGTATTATCGATTAAAAAGAAAGCTATATGAACATGGAGTTTAGAGTAATAGGACATGGACAGGGTTTACTTCTAGGAGTTCAATACTGGGAGAAAGAGAATGAAGATGATTGGAATGAGTTAAGTATATATCTTGTTATAATAACTCTTAATTGGAAATGGTTATGAACATGTATTCAAAGTCATCTGATACCTCTCAGACTCGAGCTCTGCTCTTAGAGAGACTAAACTTCAGATACCCAAACAATACCACTGAAGTAGAAGAAGATAGTACTATTATACTTAGACTGCCCAGTACTACGGTAGATACTGAGTTTATTATATCTCTATATGATGATTATGGTATAGTAGGGTGTAATGGATTAGATAATGAGTCGATGGGTCTGGTAAGAGAGCTGCAAGTGGAGGTAGATGATATATACTTACATTATGTTTAATAAAAAATCTCGGGTCAACTTGCGCGTTTCGCGCGGCGAGCTAAAGCATTTTTATAAAAACCGTTGGTAAACTGACTATTTTTTCGTATATTTAAGTATAAATAAAGGTTATGAAATTAAATTTAATATTAAGTTTTACTGTTTTACTATTATTACTAGTAGGATGTCTTCCGGAAGATATATATGTCGAAGAAGAATTCTTATATGAAGGTAGATATCAACCCGAAGCATTAATGGTGTTTCCTACCGGTAAAGATGATAATGGATTCTATCATGTCGATCTAGATTGGAATAGAGAATATTATCCTTATTTTAATGTAGATGTAGAAGCAGATAAATTAGCTAGAGATGAAAGTATTATCTCTGCTAGATTTGATACCGATACCTATTGGGTGATTGAAGACTCAATTGCGTTTACTATTCCTCTATATTCTCCTTTTTTAGGGCTACAAACTTTTCAAGGTACTCCTATTCCGGTTAGAGATACTATAGTTTACTTAAATCAATTTAAAGGTACTGTTTTACCAGTAGTTCAAAACAATACACGTATTTACTTTAAAGAGAATCAAACCAATTATACCTCAAGAAGAGTAGTAGGTCCATTCCCTCCAGAATTAATTGGAGATACTATTACTTTGCATATGAAAGTTACGTGGGAGTATAGAGATACTTTTATTGATAGAGAATTTGTTGAAAAATTTATAGTAAAATAGTTGATTCTTTGAAATATTATTATTATCTTATAGATATTATATATAAAGATATATAAATTAATATTAATAATATAGTAATATAAAAATATATATAATTAATAAATAAAATAAGATTTATGTCATTATCGGCGGAACAAATACAATCAAATTACAAGAAGCATTTCAAGATTATTGATACTTACTTAGGAGACCGTAAGGACTCCGTCAAAGATATGCTTAAACATATGGAGGAGATCTATATTATGGCTCCTGCTAGTGGTAAGACTTGGTTTCATAATGCATTTGCAGGTGGGTATGTCGATCATGTTAATAGAGTTGTGGAATATGCAGTGAAGCAGTCTAGGTTATACGAAGAGATGGGTGGTTTGATAGACTACACCGAAGAGGAACTTGTCTTTGCTGCATTATTCCATGATTTAGGTAAGTTAGGAGATGGAGATTCACCTAATTATATCCCTCAGACTGATAAATGGCGTCAAGATAAGCTTTCAGAGATGTATACTTATAACTCAGAACTAGATTTTATGCTTATTCCAGACCGTTCTCTATTTATTTTACAGAAATTTGGTATAAAAGTAAGTCAAAAGGAGTTTTTAGCTATAAGATGTCATGATGGAGTGTTTGATAAAGCGAATGAAGCATACTTTTTCAGTAACGTTGAGTCTTCTAGACAAAAAACCTCTATTATATCAGTACTACACACTGCTGACTTCCTTGCCTCCAAGGTAGAATACGATATTTGGAAGAAAAACGGCGGTACTTCCCAACCTAAACGTCCTAAAACCACTTCCTCCACAGGAAAGTCAGTAAAATCTTCAGAAGGGCTATCAAATATACTTAAAAATCTTTAAATGACAATAAATCCAGTACTTTTTTCCGGAATAGTTGTAGTTTTAGTTGCTTTATTAATTATTCTAGTTTATATTATAAATAACCTTCTTAAAAAGGTAGAGTTATACGAAGATATCATAGAAGATCAAACGAAATATCTAAATAAACTATCTACTACAGTTAAAGAAGGTGATAAACACCTTAAAACACTTGACGAACGAGGGGTCTTTCAGTCAGACGACGAAATAGGTGAATTTTTTAACCAATTGAAAGAAGTTCAATCAGAGCTTAATAAATTTAAGCTACCCCTAAACTATGGCAAGGAAGAAATCCAAAGCTAATTACTTTACAGCGGAGACCGAAGAGTACATTAAGAAATACAATATATCAACAGACATAGAATACAGAAATAAGATATTTACTGATCATATTTACTATCCTTTCTATAAACTTGTTGAAAATATCATTCACACCTTTAAGTTTTACTACACAGATGTCGAACAAATCGAAGATCTTAAGCATGAAGTAGTAACTGTTCTATTAGAAGAGAAGATAATGAAGTTTGATCCTACTAATGGAGCAAAAGCATACTCTTACTTCGGCACAATAGTGAAAAGGTGGTTGATAAACTATAACAACAAGAACTACAAAAAACTTCTACAGAACGAATCTACCCCAGACAGCTTTGCACTAAACGTTCCCTCCTATATGATAGTAGGAGATCCAGAATTAGACTATGAAGGAGCTATTTCCCTCGGAACCTATATAGACATATGGGTAAGCCAGACTTATGTTAAACTTGACGAACTATTTTTAAAAGATTCCGAAAAGAGAATCGCAGATGCAATATTGACTATCTTTAAAAAAAGAAGTGACTTAGAAATATTTAAGAAAAAAGCACTTTACATTTACATTAGAGAGATGACGGACTGTGAAACTCCTCAACTTACTAGAGTAATATCAACACTTAAGAAGAATTTTTACGAAGGGTATTTAGAATTATACGATAGAGGAGTATTAGTGCCTAACTTAAATAATAAGTAAGTAACTATTTATTATTAAAATATTATGAGTTTAGATAAAGAAATATTCAATGGTAAGACTCTATCTGACCTCTTTAGTGAGATTCATGTTAATTCTACTAATACCAGAGTTCAAGTAAAAGGCCTGATTGGTGAGCTTAAACCTCTTATTGAAAACATAGGAGATGCTACTCTTATCGTTCCTATGATAAAAGAGTATATGGAGATAGGAGTAAAGAACGATGAAGCTTTAATTAAACTAGCGACGATCATACAACGTATAGAAACAGCGCAAACTAAAGATGGAACAGGTGAATTTGATTTTTCTGATTTACAAGACCTGCTAGAAGAGTCAGCTGAATTAGAAAAAGAAGTAAAAGAGGAACCAAAGGAGGAAGAATAATATGTCTGATAATAAGATCTTAGCATCTGTAGCAAGAGTTGTAGATGTAATTATTGATGAAGCTCACCCATTCTTTAGATCATACGGTGATATTGGAGCTATCAGATACAGGCTACTAGATTCTTCAGGTAAAGAAAGTGATTTAAAGTCTTTAGATTTAGCTTATCCTATGGACCGTAACATATTTAGCTTTCCTTTAGCTGGTGAAGTAGTTCAATTATTTATAGGTCCTAAAGCTCAAGACGTTGTTGATATAGCTGATACCCCTAAAGTATATTACGGATCTTCTATAGCTATATGGAACCACCCTCATTACAATGCTCATCCAGACCCTGGACTTAGAGTAGGAAATCCAGACCCAGGACCAGGAGTAGTAGAAAGAGGTGATATATATCCAATGCTTCCTTTTATGGGAGACGTACTTATAGAAGGTAGACACGGTCAGTCTATAAGAATGACTGGAGTAAGAGCGAATCAACAACCTTTGGTTAATGATCAAAATAACGGTAAACCTTTGACCATTATAAGAAACGGACAAAAGGAAAGCTCTCAATCCGAACTTGATGCTGATGGGTATACCCCTCAAGTTGAAGATATAAACAACGATCGTACCTCTATCTATTTAACATCAGATCATGTTATCCCTTTAGTCCCATCAAGTGAAGAAAGAGGATCATTTTTAAACTTCGGACCGTTAAACACTGAGATATATAGAGGAGCTCAAGCTATAGTACAATCTGACAGAGTAGTTTTAAACGCACGAGAAGAAAGCATATTGCTTAACGCTAAAGAGCATATATCTTTAAGCTCCACCAACACTCATATAGACGGTGAAGAAAGAATAGTTTTTAATGCCCCTAAAATATTCCTCGGTACACAAGCATATAAAATTAGAAACGCCCCAAGAAGAGATGGCCCATCTGAAGACGTTCAGCAACCAGCTGTATTAGGTGGAGTAGCAGAAGCTATACTTTTAGATATGTTAGAAGCTTTACGTGAACTTATAGAACAGCTTAGTACTCCTGAAGTACCGGATGTATGGATACCTGGAGTAGTAAAAACAGCAGAATCAGTTAAAGAACTTGTAGAAGGAATTGAAACAAGAGTACTTACTGAGTTAAAATCCAAAAAAGTCTTTATAGAATAATGGGTACATATTTAAAAATACAAGAAGATAAACTCAAAGAACAGATATCCAAGCAACTTGGTAAGCTTAAAGGGGTGATAAAAAATAAAGCTAAGCTTGCAATGAGAACCCTTATACGTAAGTTTAAACAAAGAGCTATTGAAA